GAACAAGCGGTACATCGGGTACTTTTGGTACTTCTGGAACATCTGGAGTGAGCGGTTCTTCAGGAACAAGCGGTACATCGGGTACTTTTGGTACTTCTGGAACATCTGGAGTGAGTGGTTCTTCTGGAACAAGCGGTACATCGGGTACTTTTGGTACTTCTGGAACATCTGGAGTGAGTGGTTCTTCTGGGACAAGTGGTACATCGGGTACTTCTGGAACATCTGGAGTGAGTGGTTCTTCTGGGACAAGTGGTACATCGGGAACTGCTGGTTCATCTGGAACAAGCGGGATAAGTGCTAATTTTACAACAGGATCACTATATCCTATAACAGCATCTTGGGCTCAAAGTGCATCTTGGACACCATCTATTCCGTCTATATCTTCTTCCTATGCATCACATAGTCTTGAGTCTGATACCATTCGTGTAGTTCCTAAAGGTACAACCGGATATCTTGTATTTTATAGTGGTGCAGAAATAACGGCTTATGGAACATTAAACTATAGTTCGAGTATTCAAACAAATACTACGCTCGGAAATATTACGGCAACCTCATTTACTGGATCATTAGCAGGGACATCATCATGGGCAAGTAGTGCATCGTATGCTATTGCTTCAAGCGGTACATCTGGAACTGCGGGATCTTCTGGTACAAGTGGAACAAGAGGTACTTCAGGCACAGCAGGCACAGCAGGAATAAGTGCTAATTTTACAACTGGATCAACCTATCCTATTACATCAAGCTGGGCAGAAAATTGGGATTCGTCTTCTCTAATTTCATATGTTAATTCGTTGATGGGATCAGAGACATTTATTTTATCCGCTACTGGATCTAATGTTGTTGGGTACTATGCAATGAAAGCAACGGGAAGCAATGCGTCCACTCTTGTTATTTCTAGTGCATCTGTGTCCAATGCAACTTATCCCTTTGCTTGGATAACATATCTTAATGACCCAAATACTACAATATTACCGGAAGGATTATATCAAGTGGATATATCTGCCCGAAAAACATCAGCGCCAAATATAGTCAGACTAACGCCAGAATTATATTTGGCTAACTCTGCTGGTACTACATATTTTGAGTTTCCAGCTGGGCAGATAAGTTCAGAATTGACAACTACATTTGCTAGGTATCGGTTGTCTATAATTGTAGATAATCCCGTCACAATGTCAAGTAGTGATCGTCTTGTGTTAAAATTGAAAGCAACCAATGACGGTACTAATACGCTAGAGTGTCAAGTGGAAGGAAATGTTTTATCGCATTTTGCGACACCAATAACGCACATCGAAGTAAATTCTGTTTCATCTAGTTATGCGTTAAATGCAACAAATGCTAATACATCATCACAAGTATCAATTACTAGTGGAAGTGGTGCATGGCAAATGTATGCTGATACTTCCACAGGTAATCTAAACTTTATTTATTCCTAAGATATGGCATTACCAATAGCAATTAAAAATGGACTAGATACAATTTGGGATCGTATCCAATCTAACAATATTACCAGACGCGAATATATACGGGTAACTGTTGGTGGTAATGATTATAAAATAAAGATATTAAAAGAAGATAATCCAGAAATTACTGATGCAGCGAAGTATGTAATTAAAATTTATCCAGATTAACAAATGGCAACCAGATTAAAAACGATAGAATACGCTTGGGAAACAGATCCAACATCTGTTATGACCAAAGAAGTATTATATACTTCTCCACAAATTATTGTATCTATTCCTGAAACTGGTAGCAGAACATTTACTTCATGTTGGATGGAAACTGTAGTCAGGGATAAATCAACACTTACATCAGGACGTGGAGACTTTTTAAGAAAAACATCTTTTGTTGCTATTGATAATATAACATCAAGTAAGTTTGCTATTACGGCATCAAATGGTGGATTTGCGGATACAGGTGACCATCAATGGGTCATATTAACAGAAAATTTAACATCATTTTTCACAAGCAACTTCACTGGTTCAGCACATACAATGTCGTATAATTTCAGACAATCTGGATCTGGTGCTGATTTTAATGCTACAAACATCGCAACAAAATTATATTGTACTTACACATATGATGATGCAGTAAACAATGTTAGGGCAAAAACAATACGTTTGCCGATGGAATTAACTGGTTCATTACCTACTGTACATTTGATGATACCAGATGCTACACATCCACAAATTCCAGCATTAGACACATATTTACCAGAATCAAATAAATCAATTAAACAAGTCTTCATTCAATTTGATGGAAATGAATGTAATGGTGGTACAGCAGTAGATAGTACAGTATCCGCTTCATTAGATAATGAGGCAAAAGAATTAATTGGTACATTTGAAAATGCTGCAAGTTCGGCAATTCCTATGCGATTAATCTATGATGTATCAAGTATGAATACATCAACAACACATTCATTAAGATTAAGTGCAGAAGGTTCAAATACATTTGCACTTATAACTCCTACATTAGTAGTAACTTATACATACGATCATGCAGCATCTACAAGAATTTTAAATGAAGCCATTTTACCATTTACACATCCTACATTTGCAGTACCAGCAGTAAATAAGCAAAGTTATGATTTTCCTTTTTATATTCCTGAACCGGGAATCATTGAATTAAAGCAAAGTGGATTAAATTGGTATATATGTACAACCGTTACCGGAGCACAAATATCAATGTCTATAGGTACTGGATCTGGAATAATGTCAAGAACACTTGCACCTTCTATTCTTACAAATGGAAGAATAATAACAAGATTTGATTCTGGTGGAATAGGATATCCACTAACCTGTTCAGTACCATTAACATCTGGATTTAATATAATCAAATCTTCCTATTCAGCAACAAACCCGCAACGTGTTCCGGCACCAACTGCTTGGTATATTCTTAACTACGAATCGGACAAACATTCAAACGGGGATGGAGTACATAACCATCCAGTTATGAGATTACAAATGACCGGATCTAGGGAAACTGGATTAACATATGTAAGAAGTTTAATAGAAGATAATCAAGTTGATAATACATTACCCGAAGATGATTATTATATCAACGCATTTGGATATTGGATTAAGGCAGTACAAAATTATGATGCCGTAAGAACGTCAAGAAAATATATTGCGCCTTTAGCAACTGTAAATGATTATTTTAATTCTCAAAGTTATGGACCTAGTACAATACAACTAAGTGAAGATGGAGTCTCTACTTCTGCTGCTGCGGCAGAATCAGGAATGACAGATGTTATCCAACCAGATCAATCTGGATTAATGGCAAGATATCCGGGTCAACCTACTTCATCAGCAAATCCTTGGTATGCTACATTCAATCCAGAAACGACAAGAAGTTATATGTTAGTAGATCCTTGGTACACAGCGTTTAGTGATTTAATAACATATCATTCTATTATTACAAATGTTACGGGTAGTATTTCTGGATATACTGGTGGTGGGTCAGGAATAACTGTAGGACTTCACCGTGCAGATACTGGGGAATTAGTTAAGTATGGAACAACAATAGCTGGTGGACAATATACAATGTCTTGGTATGACAGAAGTATTCCAATGTATGTTGAAGCAGTTCAGGATACAACACATGCAGGAAGATCGTATAATAGTACAATATGAACTTTGCATTAACAAATCCCGGTCCATTTCCTAATATTAATTTTGGTGGTACTGGTCCTGCTATCAATACATTTTATTATAATGTAATTGCCGATTCAATATACGCGCATCAGATAATAGAAAATAGTGGATTTGCTGAACAAGTTAGGGTAACTCCAAATGGGACTGTATATTTGAAAGGCGTTAAAGTAATTGATGCTGGGTACACAAAGAAATTTTCTATAACAAACACTGGAAATATGATTGCCAAGGCATTTACAACCGAACTTTAAAATATAGGATTAAAATCCTTTTTAATAAATTCTTTCATTCTCGGATCATCTAACGCTTCTTGAAAACAGACTTTCCAAGGTTTAATAATAGGATTTCCTCCTTCACTTAATCCCGTTCCATTATAAATTTCTCTAGCAATAGATTTCCATCTACTTGCTGCCTTGCTTTTATATTTATCTTTATCAATGCCTCTCTTATCGTGATATCTAACTTCCAACGCTAACCTTGACTTATCTTTAAAAAGAGTAGTAACTTTACCGTCTCCTTCATACATTATCCAATCTTTATTTTCATGGAAAATGGATTCATTAATCCAAGATGTTTTTGCTTTATAATCACCAAGAGCATTCATAGCATCCGGTTGATGTAATACATCTAAAGGAATATTTATATATCTTTTATTATTACTTCTAACTTCTATTTCAACTGTTTGAGTATCTTCTTCTCCTGGTTCTTCTCCATAATCTTCCCCCGCATCTGAAACACCACAAGCAATATCTCCAAGATCCTCGGGAGTTAAAAACCAAGTTTGAACATATGCGCCAGAACTTCTTATATCTAATCTTTTCCATCCTAAATACTTCATAGCATAATCTCTTCCATCTCTGGATGACGATCCATAAGCTATATAAACTGCATCTTCCGCTTGTTTAGCATCTTTATACAACCCCGTTTCAATTACTTTTCTCAAAATAATTTCCGATGGACTTTTCATTTCCCATTCTTCTTGTTCTTCTGGAGATAATTTTCCATCATTTATTAAAGCCTGCTTAAGTTCTTCTTCATGCTGTGCTAATAACCCCGGTTCATCTATTTCAAGTCCGAAATGACTTAATATTTCTCCAGATAAATGTTGAATGACATATCCTTCATGTCCAGAATCTCCTATATTAATATCCGCAAATTGAACATCGCCACCAGGATAAATCCACCATTCTCCTCCTTGGAGTTTCTCTACTATATTAATCGCTTCCTTAATTATTTGTCTAATTAAAGTTTTAAGATCTTTCTGGTTCATCTTCATATGGTACTTCAAATTCAGGATTATCTTTAACAAACTTTTCCATTTCTCCGTACAACTTGTTTTTTCCTTCTAATAAATCACCCGACCTTGTATCTGAATAAGGAGTTGGGGTTATAGGCGTTATTGGTTTAACTGGCTTTTTTTGATCTTTCGGAGGTTCTGGTGCTACACCTAATTTTGGTTGAATGGGCAATTTTTCTTTAGGCGGCACATATGCTCTGGGGTTTGTTATTGGTTTAACTGGTTTTTTTGAAACTGGTTCTTCCGGAGGTTCTGGTGCAGTAGGATCTATTTTTGTTTTTAAGTATTCTCCAAGAGAAATTAAATGTTTACACATTCCCGTGCCTAAATCTGTATTAGGATACCTTGGTGGATTTCCATTATTTTTATTCCACGCCCCCGGTCCTAACGCTCCCGCATCCGCTTCCGCATTCCTATACGCCCACCTAAATCTATAATCAGGACAATTGTGAACTGCTATTCCGTTTGCTATAAAAGATTCATCATCTTCTACAGTGATGTCATATACTAATCCATCATATTGTATTTTTTCATACAATTTTATAGATTTAAGATATCCTTCCGATCTACTATGATGTTTAGATCTTAAATCATCTTGAGAAGATATAAATAAATCTTTTTCTCTAAGATATGGTTTTAACCAATCTCTAACTATTTCTGCATTTTCCCCTCTAGGAATAACCACTTGAAATAGTGTATGTCGCAATTTATTATTATTATTTTTATTCGATATAGAGATGGTATGTCTAATATGAAGTTTGTTTAATATGGTAGAAATTTGAGATATTAAATTAAAATTTATAGAAACATATTTCATTCCTTTAAGAGGATCTATCCACCCATCTCCCAATATAGATCCAATGAATATATTTTTCAATGAATCGTTATCAAATTCCATTATTTTAGGAGAAATTTTCTTTGTTAAAGAACCAACTCCAACATTTTCAATGCAAAAATTTTTAAACGATTTATCATTAATTCTAACATCAAACCAATTCCCATGATTACTTTTAAATAATGAAAATTTATACCCAAGTTTTTTACATATATTAGAAACATCTTTTCCCAAGGTATTCCATTCGTTTATATTAAAAGTTAATCTAACCGTTGTACCTCGCGTAGACGGAATACATCCTTCTGCAATATAATATCCTACTAATCTTGAAAAATCCGAATCAGATTTTAATTTTCCACTTTCAAACCAAGGCGTTAAAAACCATTCATTAACTCGCAAATCTTTAACGGAAATCCACTTAAATGTGCCCTTACAATTATCTTCAGGAATATTTCCTCTAATTCCTCTATAATGTCCTTTTGCATATTTTCTGCTTAAAATTAAATCTGGTGAAGAACATTCGTGAGAATATACGGATTCCCATATAGGAGTTTGACATCCACATAAACAAAAATCATTTCCTCTCAAAGTATAAAATGGGTGATCTCCGGTCACTATCATTTCATGCGGAAATCCACATACTCTTATTCTATACATTAAATCTTTAGTAGTTACTTTTTTTGTAACCGTATTTATTACTTTTTTTATTCTACCTTTATGAGTATATACCAAATCTCCTATTTTTATATCTTTTATTGGTTTATATGTTCCATCACCCATTAATACTAATACATCCCCAGAAAAACAAGTACAATCCACCATACAATTTAAATCTTCAGCATTCTCTGCTTGTTTTACATCTTCTTTTAAAAATCTTACATACCCCCGCCATCTCTGTCCGGTAGTTGACCAACTTGGCTCGGATTTATAAGAAAAAGTCCAAGCTTCATTATTATCCATTGTTTTTACTCCAAGAGATTTTGTCCTAACATGTTTTGCTCTATCTTTTCTTGCCGGATCACTTCTTCCCAACAAATCTCTAAAAGACATAACTTCAGATAAAACTTGTCTCATTATTTTCTTAAAAGAAATCATATATTGTATCTAATATAAATATTAAACACTTGATGATTAAAAGGTTTCTTTGTAACTCTTTTCCGTTAACCACTTCCATCCTAATGTCAAAAACTCCGCATACTCTTCATGATTTTTTCCATACCACCCACACGCAAAAGGCGAATGACATTCTATCAATTCTATATCTCCATCTTCCAATCTTCCAAAATCTGCTGTACCACACCAATTATCTGGATATTTAATATTTAATTCCGGAGTTGATTTAGGATCATCATCTATTCCTAAATACCAATATCCTCCTATCACTTTACCATACGCTATATAATATCTCCACTCATCTATAAACTTAACAACTTCTGAACACCAGTATGGTCCTCTCTTTTTTCCATCCCATCCGCCAGATGTAATAAATCCATCAAACCGTTTATATTTGTCAGCGGGTTTAATAAAAACTTTTTGTAAAGACCACTTCTCTTGATACCAAACTTTCCTCTTTACCCAATCCTTTTTTAGAAATTTCGGAAAATAATTTGGAGTTATATTTTCTCCAAGTACAGATGAAACCCACGCAACTGTACCACTAGGAATCCACCCATCTTCTACATAATCAGGATTACGAATTCCTCTAAATGGAATTTTATTTAATACCGCCACTGTAGTTAAACACTTGGTTTCCCACCCAGAATAATTACGCTGAATAGCAAACCCTTTACAATAATCTTTCCAATTCATATAACTTCTTCTTTCTTAAGTTTTGCTTTATTATATTTTACCGCTGTTGGTCCTATATCATACTTTTCACATAGTTGTTTTATTGTATATTTTTCTGATTTAATATCTTTTATAAGATCAGATTTTATCGTTATCATTTTTTCTTTTACTTGTGAAATACGTTCTCGCGTCAATATAGATGGTATTCCTTTAGATTTTCCTCTTTGTCCATTATCATAAATGTGGTTTATTTTTCTATTTGACAACATCTTTTTTCGTTTATAATATTTATTTTTCCCTTCTCGTTTTCCATACCTATTCACGAACCAATCTAATGTATATCGTCCTTCCGCCTTAACTTTCATTTCTTTAATAGCATCTGACGAATGTTCTCTTCCATACATACCGTTGTTTTCTCCCATAGTTATAATTTTCATTTTTTCTATAAAAGCTTCTCTATTTGGGTGATGTGTTATATTATCTCCTCCTATAGCTTTAGAACCAATATTATATCCAATTTCTCATTCATATGGTTTGAAAGTGTCTAAATAATATTGTTCTCGTTCAAATAGTTTAATCTGATTTGGATTTTCTATCTCTTCTAATATAGAAATAGAAAATTTATCTTCTCCATGATAATTCCATGAATGTTGTAATTTTGGATTACAATGACGATTAGCTCTCAGTTCTCTTCTATGAAGAGTCCAACGCCAATCTATATCAATAGCACTTCCAATGTAAAATTTATTTGTATCTTTATTCGTTATTTTGTATATTCCACTTTTCATATACCAATAAGTATATACTACTTCTATGGTTTAATCAAGTTATTATAATTTTTAGAATAAAAAAAGGACTTCCTTACGGAAGTCCTTGATTATTAACAATTTATACGGTTAATTATTAGACCTGATCAACGTCAGATACATATATAAGTCCGTAAAATTCCGGCCTGACTATTTTCTTAGCATAACGAGTCATAACTCCACGTCTTGGTGTGAAGTTAACTGGATCGTATACTAGAGGAGTTTGGATAAGTGGGATATATGGGGCATATACCGCACCTGTTTCTAGGAAATTATTTCCACGGAATCCGAGCAAGATCAAGTTTTCTTGCATATATGGATTCTTATAGACTTGGAAGCGACTTGCGAAGCTACCAACTCTACTTACACCCATTGCGAATTTCGCGCTATCGCCATCTGTATTTACTACGAATCCAGGAATAGATTCAAGGATTGTAGCAACATCTGGTCCGACAACCAGGAAGTTAGCACCACCACGGAGAGTCAATTGGTGAATCTTGTTAGATACCTTTTGAATCTTATTTCCGAGGGTTTGATACCATGTTGCCTTTGTGTAATATCCACCAGTTCCCGCAGCCGTTGCATCGACAATTGTATAGGAATTGGTTCCCGTCTTGATAATTTCACGGTTAAGTTTGGCAGACCATCGTTCCTTGTTAATATCTGGAGCGTTAACAATTAACATATCCAAGATTTCAAGGTCGATTTCCATAGAAACATATTCGGACAATAGAGCAGTTAACTCAGCCTCAGCGTCTACCGAGTGGTAAGCGTTAAGATCTTGAGCAAGTTCTGGCGTCCAAACTGCTTTCAATTTACGAGTCTTGGCTACGATTGGTTCGGAGCGAAGTTCCAAATTGACTTCTGGGATGCCAATATCTTTGTTAAGGCCAGTATCGGTTGATGTTGAAGCCCCAAGTTTATCTTCAAAGTCACCGCGAGCAGTATCTTTTGGTTGTAATGAAAGATTTACATAAATTGCACTTGATCCTGATTTTGCATAATTAGCATCTGTTGCATTAGATGCACTAACAACGAATGTTACTTCTGTACCATTTGTTTTAGTAAATCCTGGGAAGTATACTAAGTTACCTGGAGTTCCTGGTCCACCACCGTTAGATCCGGTAGCAACTAGTTTAAATGAACGAACTCCATTATGATCTGGTGCGCTTCCTGATCCTGCCAATGCATTGGTTGTAAGTCCAACAGTAGTCAATGTGAACAAACGTCCTGCGGCATACGAAGAAGAGATACTTTGTTTTGTCGGATCATTAGCATTTCCAGTATCAAAATTGATATCAGACAATGTTGCTGATGCCGATGTTGCGGTAACCCACACGGTTTGATCATTTACAGTATATCCGAAACGACCCGGGCCATAAAGACCTCCGGTTGGAGAATCTGTAGATCCCGATTTAACACCAGTACCACCAAATAGCGATGAATAATTGGTTGCAGAATCTGCCGTAAATACACCATTATTAGTTCCATACTTGAAATCCAAGTAGAAAACTAGTCCTGATGGGAGATTCATTGGTTGAACCGAGACAAATTCTTTTGCCGCGATTTCTGCAAACACACGGCGAACGAGTGGAAGTGCCACTCCTGCCCATTGTTCGGCGTTACCTTGAGTCCCGGTAACAGAGGATTCTTCAATAAGTTGTTTTGCTTGTGATTCAAGCAAAACAGACATATTAGATTTTTCAATGTCATTCTTAAGTCCTTCAAGTAATCCCGTCTTTTCCCATTTAGAAACCAAACCACGGGTCTCTTGCATGAGGCGGGCCTGAGGATTAAGAGCATTGGTCAACAGTTCTTTTACGTTATCCATAATTTTTTCTTTATCTTAAGGTTTTTCTCTCACAAGTTATTTCTTTTCGCTGCGAATGCCTGCGAGTTGTTTCATTCTTGCAGCGAACTTATTGCCTTCAGTAATGATTACTTTTGAAGGCTTAGTTGATGCCACGGGCTTGGATGCAATTCCTTCAGTGATGCTTTGAACGGAGGAAGAAACAACAGGTTTCTTTCTCATATCTCCACTGAAATTAAGGGACTCTGCCATCGTCGCGTAGGTTAGTTTTACTTCACGAACTGATTTCGAGAGATCAAACATTTCCACAATTCGCATCTTCTGCTCATTGGTCATACTGAATTCCTTAAGTAGCTTGTTCGTGTAAAGCAACTTGGCATTCAGCAAGTTAATCTCATTAAGTTGTCCTTTGATGTATTTTACCGTCTCATATGCTTCTGCAAGTTGTCTCTTAAGAGCAACGTTTTCACATTTGAGTGCTGGCGTAGATAAATCTGTCTTTGTCGCATGAGGAGCTTGATTTGGTCTATCCGCATCGGTCGGTTCTTTTGAAGTTACTGTGCCATCCGGTACTCCATTTTCTATATCTTCTTTTAATGCTCCACCTGGAGTTGAAAGATTTGTCTTGGTCACATTTTTGCCCTGATTTGGTCTAGAAGCTTGTGTTGGATCTGCTGGACCACCTTTATATCCTTCTCCACCAGCAACTCTATCCTTACCAGCATTCTCAACATGAGATGACTGACTTGCATCTGAGGATGGTTTTTTATTATCTGTACCACCGGCTTTACTTCCACCAATAGCAGAAGTTCCTACTGGGACGGATTCATTTACTGCTTCTTCATTTTCAGCCTCTTCTTTGAGACTCTCCAATAATTCATTTAAATCTACTTCTTCTTCATCTTCCGGGGCTCCCTCAGATGGAGGAAGTTCTTCTCCTTCTGCCCCCGGAACACCACCGGCGGATGGAACTGGAGGAGTTGGAGGAACTGGGGCTCCCGAAGGACCGCCCATCAATCCTGCTTCTCCCTGATTTACAGGTACTAATCTTACTAATGTCCCTGCTGTAAGTGGTGCTCCACCTTCCGCTCCCATGCCCGTTGGCGAAACATCGCCACCAACTGGAGGCAAATCATCTGTTGGATCCAAATCACTTTCTGGCGGTACATCCGTAGGTGTCTCTTCCCCTGTGTCTGGAGTTCCTACTCCCAATTCATCTTCTTCTCCCCCAACTTCTGCTTCAAGTTCTTTGATTAATTCATCAACTTCTGATTCAGATACTTCTTGTTCTTCTTCCATTGCTGGAGGAATAGATGACGGAGTATTTACTCCTGCTTCCTCTTTCAATTTTTCAGAGAACATTGCTTCAAAACGAGGAGCAAAAGCTTCCTCTAATGCTACTTTAGCATTTGCCAATGCTGTAGCTCTAACTGCTTTCGCATCTGCGATAGCTTCTTTTAAAAGGTTTGAGTCCATAGTTTTTTATTTAATCCTTATAAGATTCTGAACTTATTAGAAGTCCAATGAAGGTTATTTGTCACTATCTGTCGGCAACAAAGAAGTTGTTGCATTTCATATAATAAGTATTAATACGAAATACATAAATATAAAAAAAATCAAGTATATTTATTGAATAGATATTTACCTAATATATGCCTAGTACTTCTCAAAAACAACAGAGATCGTCACAAATAGCTGGTGCCGTTGCTGCCGGAAGGTTTCCTAAAGAAAAAGCAGACCAATCCGTTCAAAGTATATCCAAACAACCATTAAATATTTTTACACAATTTATGAAAATGAAAGAAGGGAAACTTTCATTAGAACAAAAAAAGAAATTATTATTGGGATTGAGATTATTAAAAAGAAAATTAAAAAAAGAAGGGTATATGTCTTCTATTTCTCCACAAGAACCAATGCATCTTGAAGAAGATATGCCTTATAAAAGAAGAAATATAATATCTAAACAATTTACTGTAGATGACGATTTTAATGAATATGTAAATAGAAATAGAGGAATACAATTTACATCTAAAGAATTAGAAACATTACAGCGTTTTAAAGATAAAGCTACACCAACAGCTCAAGATCCATTTATGGTGAGATATGAAAATGTTGATGCTTTTGGAAATAATAGTACTATGGTAATTAAAAAATATTTTCAAGGACCAAATGCTTTGGTTTTTGTTGTTTTTACCAAACACACTCCCCAAGAAGAACCCGAAGAAGAACCACAAGAAAAACCATCTGTAAAAAGATCACCGCCATCTACAAAAGGAGCAAAAAAACCAACAACAGGAACTAAACCTTCAAGTGGAGATAAACCAACCCCTTCTCTTCCGCCCGCTCCTCCACCAATTAAAGAAATATCCAATGGCGAAGGTAAAAATAAAATCATAGTTTCGAAAACAATTACATTTACGGATGAAATAAATGGTGCGAATATTTTATCTGATCTATTACATACTCTTGATTTATGATATCATTATTAGAAATACTACATACTATTGGAGAAGAAAAAGAAAGTGGATTGGTTTGTATAGATGACTGGCGTTGGCCAGACGTAGACCATTTAAAACAGATGGGATTTGATTTTAATGGAGATTATAAATTGACTACAAATAAACCTCCTATTATGAGTATATATAAAAAGAAAGAAAAAGGAGAAGACGGCAAAGAAGTGCAATATTTTTATTTAGAAGAAACAAAAAAAGATAAGAAAGATACAAAGAGATTTAAAGATTTTGAAAATATTATCAATTACTTTGATACATATTCTCAACCGGACATAGAGAAAAATATATAAGAATACATTTCCCTGAGATATTTATAAACGTATGAACACACCAAAGACTAAAGAATTTACCTTACGAAGAATTGTTGAAAATCTCGGAAATATTCCCTCCAAAGGATTTTCAACAGAAACCCCAAAATTATCAACAGAAGAAAAAAAGAAATTGTTAGAAATGGCATCAATGTTTGAATCATTTGGAGAAGCGTTGGGGCGTGAAGAGTCACTTATGAATTCAGCTAAACAAATGTCAGAATTTGCTACTTTAGCAGAATCCTATGCTATAAACGAATGTGGAGATTGGTTTCAGCAAGAAATTGTCAAAAAAGACATGGGATCAATGAAACAAAAAGTTAAAGAATATCAAAAGGTTGCACAAGAAGCTTATGCTAAAATGCAGCAATTAGGAGTTCTTTATGAAGACATTAAACATGTTGCAGGACGTTATTATAATTTAAAGAAACTTCAAGAAGATTTTGTTCAAGCAGATGTTTATCCTCCTACAGAAAAAATTGACGTAAAACCAACACCTGCACCAGCACCACAAATAGCTTAATTTATAATTCTTGAATTACTTTATTTAAATCGTCGTGTAATTTACCAACTATTTCATCAAATTCTCTTTTACTTAATCTAATTTCAATTTCGTCCGGAGATGAATATAAATTATTAAAATTCTTTCTACTTCCTATTTTTATCATAGAAGTAAAAAATTCACCAACCGATTTTAATAAATTATTTTTAAAATCTATCAATTCAGTTTTTTGTAAAATATATTGCATTATTTAATATTCATCCGGATATAACCCATTTTCATTCGGACCCATTGGCTTACTATTTTTCTGCCAACAATTGTGATTATTCAATGGATAGTTATCTGTCTTTCCGCAATACGGACAGACATAACGCCCTTTATTATTTTCTTTTTTATTTTCTTTTTTATTTTCTTTATTATTTTCTTTTTCCATATGATCCTTTACAAATAGGACATATCATAAATCCGTTATGATTTTTTATTAAAGGTTTCTTTTCCCAACAACATGGCCATTTTGTACAATACTTTACCTTCGTAAAAATTTCATCACCATCTTCTTCAATTGCAATATCAATATATTGTTTCATAATTTATCCTTGTCCGTGCCATCCAAAAGCACTTTCCATAGCATCACGATGATTTTTATATTCTGTATCTTCATTCATTAAAGGATGATGTTTAAAAATTGACTCGGTTAGTAAATGGTACAAATTATTAAGATAATTAAAATCAACACTTTTTCTTAAAGTAGTAACTTTATATACTTCGTCTAACTTTTTTTGCATTTCTTTAGAATAATCCATTACTTTTTCATATGACCACCCACCATTTTTTATAAATAAAAGTTCTTCTCTGTCCGGTCTTTTAACAATAACTTTACCCTCGGTTAATATTTCGTAACCCATTCTCATAAGTCTCACTAAATGAGAAGCATGTTTCGTGTCATACCCAGATTTTACTTCTAATTCTCGTCGGGCAGGATTTCTTTCTTTTTTCCATTTCAACCACGAATTATAATTTGTTTGAGCTTTGAAATATGCTCTTTCTTTTTGGATCAAATCTACAACTTCTTCTTTAAGAGATAGATCGCATTTAACATTATGCGTAACGCCTTGTGCGTAAGCGTCCGGCCAATTATCCCACGTAACTTGCTTATTGGTTAATGTATAAACTAAATCCCAGATAGTTTCCTTAAGCTCAGAACGATCTTTCTCCTCAAGAGCGAACTGATTTAAATTCCATTCTTCTACTTTTGATTTAATATATCCAAATACTTCATCTATCCCCTTTGCAACAGTAGGAGGCAAACCAAAATCTTCTCGTTTTGGTTCTTTTACGTCACCCAAAACAATCCATTTCCTATGCCGCTCAATTTTAGCTGCTTGGGAATATGCATATCCAGAAAAAGTAAATTTAGCTTTTGCTGATAAAAATTCATTCCTGCGAGCTAGTAATGTCTCCATCCAAGGAGTTTTTACAAAATGATCCACAGGATCAGTCCAAAGCAATTCTATAATATTAGGATTGACATTGGCGGCTAATAAAAAGAATTTGCGAAGAGAATAAATAGTACTCTCAAATTTAGGATTTTTAGGATTTCTTAAATGTCCTAATTTTTCCTCTACAAGAGGATGGTTTTCCGCCTGTTCAAAACGACAAAAAAGATCATTTTCCACTTTACGAGGAGGAATACAAATACCTTTAACATCAACATCAGAAAGTTCATTGTTGAGTCCATAAGCCTGCGACCCGTGGAGAGTCACATAAATTAAATTGTCTGGTAACCAGTCTAAGTTCATACCTAACTATACCAGACAAACTTAAAATGTCAAGAATCATTTCTGAAGACTCCATTCAACATGATTAAACGCAGTCAAATCTTTTCCACCAGCATAAGAAATAGAACTTGCTAAAGATTGCCTTATTTCTTCCATTCTTTCCATATAAGTAATACCTTCATCCAATTCTAATGCCCGACCTTCCACATGACTATTATGCCCCTTTGCTTCAAAAGAAGTTGACCCTCTATATATTTTCTTACCATGAATAATTTTAGCGGGAGAATCAATACAAGACGCAAACCATCCACCACCCATAACCATTGTCGCTCCTAATGTCAATGCTTTCGCAACATCTCCATAATGTCTAAGTCCTCCATCGGCAATAAGAGGAATATGTAATCTTAAATTGGCACATTCATATATGGAATATGCTATCGGTAAATGAAATCCTGTTTTATATTTGGTAGTACAAATGCTTCCGGTTCCAATACCAACCTTAATCGCATCTACTCCTAAATCATATAAAAATTTAAATCCATCAGCCGTGGCAACATTTCCTGCAATAATTCTTGGACGATTATTATAAGATTCTCCTCTATAGACATGTTTTAAATGATCTACCATAGATTTTACATTAGAATGGTGCGCGTGTGCCACATCTATTGTTATAGAAAATGGTGTATAAATAAAACCTTCTATAAACCTTTTATCATCATCAGTAACTCCTATACTAATATTCATTTCAGACGCATCTAATTCTTCATATCTAGATTTAATATCACCAAACCTATGCATTATATAATAATATCCATTAGACGCTAATTGTTTAGCGTTATCTATAGATATAACATCTTCCATATTGGAAGGAATTACTGGAAGTTTATATTTCTTTCCTAAAAAATCAACTGAAGTATCCGCTAGACTTCTGCTTTCAAGTTCAGAATATCTAGGACGAAGAAACATATCGTCATAACAAAATACAGTATCATAATGTCGCATATGTGAAGATCATATGCGAATTTTCCACGAAAATCAACTTTTTTTATGAAACATAACATGTCAATTCATAATTTCCACTTGGCATACGATAAACAGAAACATGAAGATATTTTTTGGTAGGTCTACCTTTATATACTAACAATTTATAATGAGCATCTTTTTTCTGTTCATATGGAATTCCACCATACAAAAATGGACCTCTAATTCCAAACTCATCTGCTTCATTAGAAGGGTGTTCTGATATATCTACTTGAATGCTATTTTTTATAACATATTCTTCTACCGCTCGCAATGCATCAGACAAGTTTTTATAAAGAGGGGCGGAGGATTGCTCGCTAATATATTCTAAAATACATTCTTCGATAAGTTTATTAAGTTGCGACTTTTTCATATTAAATCAATTCGGATAAGATATTTCTGATTATTTCATCGGTTCTTTCCCATTTATTTGTTATAGGATTTTTTACAATACTTTCAGCAATAGGAACCTGTCCTTGTGGAGCCATAAATGCTCCCTGAGTAGATGGATTGGATACAAAATCAAAAGCAATTAGTTCAAAATCATCTCCAACAATAGAAGTACCTTCCGACACTCCTTTTTTTAATGTCCCAAGTCCACGACTTGAAATTCCTAATTTAATACCGTTACGAAATAATTCCCTTAAAATATTTCCATTTGGAGTAGTTAAAACTTCTACAGTACCAACTAAATCATCCCCTTGCCATTGCATTGAAACAACGTTGTGGGAAACATTTTTAAGATTTACAACTGAAGTTTCTGGATGGTCCAACTCTCCCATTGCTCTACGTTCTCTAATAAAAGTATCTGCATATTTTTGAACTTCTCTTTCCAATACTTCATCGGGATAAATTCTGCCATTTTGATTTTTTCTACCTTTGCGCTGTAAAACTCCGCTTACTTTAAATGGCTGAGTTGGATTGTTTAATGCTTCTTTTAGCAGAGATGGTTCTGCTTCAAATGTAATGCATTCTACTAAAAGTTTTCTATTATCATTCATATATTTTAACTTGGAATTTCTTCAGGAGATTTTGTCATTGTTTTCTTTATTCTCATCTTATATCCCTCTTTATCATCGTCAAATTTCACCAATTTATATCTAATTTCTGTATTTTTATCCGGACGACTGACTTTATCTAAAATAGATTGCATTCCAGTATCAGTTAATTTAACTTTTAAAGTTCCATCTGGAATTTTAACATCATACATTGCTACTTTTCTACCATCTCCAAAATCCTTTAATCCTCCCAAAGTTTTAACGAACTCCCTTGGTTCTCTATGCTTATCTTTAACTAGTTGAGAAACCCAAGGCTTAATATCATCTATAATATCCTCCATAGAATAAATATCATGATATTTTGCTTCTTCTCTAACTGGGACAGTAGATTTTGGAGGAGGTGGTTGTTCCGGGGTAGCTAAAACTTTAGGGGTTTTCCTACTCATTCCATCAGGTGTTTGAGTAGGATTTCCTGCTAATCCTATTACTTGAATCTTAAATCCGGGCTTTATAAAATATTCTTTTGATTTTTTAGGATCGGAATCATCATGAGCTACAATAACAAAATTATCATAATAATCGTCTATTGTTACCCTAGATACCAAAAATTCATAATCTTTCTCAAATTGCTTATATCCTTTGGATGCTCGCGCTCTAACTCTTTTACCTCCCAATTTGGAATTTATAGAACGTTCGTATTTTTGCTTGATAATTTCATTATTTCCATCTAAAGCCCTTTTAAAATCAGCAAAATCTTTTCCTAAGTCATAAAACTGACCTTCTAATCCTTGTTGTTCTAAAATTCTAGATAATGATATCATATGCTTTTACAATCTATCTCCGGGTCGTTCCATTTCTTTTTTTCCAATTGGAGTTAAATCATAACCAAGTTTTTTAGATCCCACCACGCCTTTTTGACTACCACCTCTACGAGAAAGAAATCCGGGAACATTATATCCTGTAACATCTCCTGTAACTGTCATTTCATCTATATCTTTTTTTTTAGAAAATGCCTTTGGCGTTGAAACCGGAGAAACCGCAGCGGTTACTGACATCTCTTTACAAATTCCCTTAACAATTTCTCTCAAAAGATTTTTTAAATTCCGTTTACTAATAGATTCTTCCAGTGGTAGAAGAGTTTTAACTAAATCTAATATTTTTTGATCGCCTCTTTCTTTACCAAGTTGATAAAGATCTAGTATATCATCTTGAGGAATACGTTGACCCGGAGTTACTGTCTTAAGCAATTTCTCTGCTTTGGATATTGGTGTCAATTTTGAAGAATCTACCTTTGGTTTGGCGGCGGGTGCTTCTCCAGATATGGCATCCAGTTCATTAAAAAATGTATCTTCTCTACCTCCTACCCAAATTGCTAACTTTTGTGCATTTTTTAATACTTTAGCAACAGACTCATAAATTCCATAAGGCGATAAATTAGAAATCCATATGAACACGTCACCCGGCAAAGCGGCTATTACACTTCCATGTTTAGTATTTCTGTTTTTATATGTTTGTGAGAACGAACTCCAAACATAAGTATTACTTTGTAATACTTTGTCAAGCTGGTCAGGAGCTTTAATTCTAGCATTTAGTGCAGCAATTATTTTAACCGCGCCATTCAACGGTGTTATATAATATTCCCCAAGCTTTTCTATAAGTTGTGCCTTGGCGGCTTGAAAATCTGGATTATTACTAGGATTGTTTGGCGTGTTAGGATTCTTAGATGACATTTTTACCCTCCAATTGTTTTTTAACTTCTTTTAATAATTCATAAGAAAGCATCAATACCATAACCTGATTATCTTTAACAATTTTTCCGGGATGAATTTTATCTAATTGATTGATTACTTCTTTGATTTTTATTTTTATAACATCAGAATCTTTAATTTTCTCGGAGAGTTCATTTAAAGTTTCCTTTATATTTAAAACTTTATTTTTAACATATTCACCAAATTGATTTGTGTTGGCAACATTACAAATATATTCTCTTAATACCGCTCGTTGTTCCTCATCTAATTGACTACTATATTTATCATTTAATTTTTCAACTAATAATTTATAGGATAAAAGACGAATTTCTTCCGACTGATTTCGATAATAATTGATAAGTTCGTCTTCATTATTATTTTTGGGTTTATCACAAATATTCTCTACTATACAATTTTTTGCTTGAAATGCTTCTTTAACATTAAACTTTACATCATTAGATGTTCCATTTTCAAATGTTTTATAAATTGATGCTAAAAGACGATAATTACGCACAGGAGATTTTAGCATTTCGTCTATGGGATAATTTTCTTTAATTTCTTTGATTAATGCATATTTTTCTTGTAATAATTTCTTATTATTAATCTTTTTCCTAGTATCTACTACAACAGAGAGAAGGCGTTCAGCATGTACTTCATCTTTAATTTTTTCATTTAACAGAGTGCTATATAACTGCCACTCTTTACCTAGTTCGGTATTCTCCTTAAAATACCGATAAAGTAAATCTCTGGCATTTGATGTGTCATTTCCAGCAATAATATCTGCGGTTACTTGCCGAGTAAGTAACTCAAACAGAATGCCGGTATTTCTAAACTTTGAATGGCGCATTCTTTTCTGCATAATGTTAGATTTAATCTTTAACTAAAATATAAATATCGGCATAGATTTTAAAACTTATGCAAATATTAATGTATATCCTTATTATTCCAATATGTTAGACTCGTCTAGCAATGATTTCCTTCTGCTTCCACTGCCTTGGGTTTCTGCTATGAGTTCTTTTTCTATATCTTTTCTAGTTTTATTATCAAATTCCGATAAACTTCTCATTAAAACCCCGTCTGGGTTTATTCTATTTTCTCTAACCGATAATGGAGATCCTTTAGCAAAATTGTGTCTAATTTCACTTTTTCGTTTTCCTTCACTTCTTTCTTTAGGTTTCTCATGAAGTTCTTTCTCGCCAAGTGGGTCTTCACCAAATACATGTGAACTTGCTTTATGTTCCCCAGATTGATCTCTTTCTTTGTGTATTTCTGTAACTACTGGGATTTCTTCTTCCTCTTCTTCCTCACCGGGCGGTACTTCTTCCTCACCGGGCGGTACTTCTTCCTCACCGGGCGGCACTTCTTCCTCACCGGGCGGTCCTCCACCTTCCAAATCTTCTATGTCGCCCAGACCACCACCACCTCCAAGACCCCCTAACCCACCACCACCTCCTCCAAGACCGCCCTCACCACCATCACCCTTTTTACCGCCACCTCCGTCAATTTTATTAAATGGTTTTGCTGGATCATTTCCTTCTTCTTCAATAGAAGTCAACCTATACATTTGCTTCGTATCTTCAATAACCTCATCCTTTAGAGATTTACCATCATCCTCTGACATATTAAAGACATTCTTATAAATCCAATCCTTAGAAAATAATTTAGCCTCCATCATATCAACCGCAACACTAACTTTATCAGACCAAATCTCAAGTTTCTCCTTCTCAAATATTGTACTTGGATTTGTTAATTCTAGATCAAAATCAACTAAACTTTCATCTCTATATCCTTGGGCATATAAATGAACAATAGCTATTTTCGTCAACTCAGAAGTTAATATTCTTTGAACTCTTTGAATCGTTCTTGCAAACCTCACATCTTCAGATGCCAAAGTTGCTTTACCAGAAATTCCCTCTTCATATCCTAAAAATGCCTTTGGAATTTTAAGAGCCGCCATTAACTTGTTTTTTAGATATTCAATATCATCCGTTCCGGTCCAAGCCATTCCATTAAGAGTATCAATTCTAGTTCCACTATCACTACCACGAACAGGAATAAAATAATCTTCAACCATATTCATTAAATTAAATCTAAGATTATACTCTCCTGTTACTTCATCCATATAAGGAACTTTTTTCATCATATCCTGCTGTTTTCTCATGAAAGTATCTACTTCATTCGGAGGAATATTTCCTATATCAGTATAAAAAATACGCTTTTCAGGCGCACGCATGATACGATGAATTAACATTGCGTCTTCCATCAAACTTAATTGCTTCCATACCCGCCTAGCACCTTCAATGATGGATTTTCCATAAGGAAGAAAATTAGAATCACTCATTAACCTAAAATGAGCTATTTCATAATTCTCACACACTTCTGCTTGGGCGGTATCCGTAGGACGAAGTTGAAATTTTACATAACGCTTATTATAAGGATCGGAATTTTCTATTCTTTCAACATTATATGCTGAAATAGGATCTACCATGTAAATACCATACTCTGGTGTAATATAAAGTTTAAGAAAGAAATCTCCATATTTACACATATTTCTAGTCCACGACCACAAATTGTGTTGAATATTTAAAATATCTCCAAATAGATTTTCAAGGATTTGTTTAACATTATTATTGGTTGAATGAACAGTTAAAACTTTGCCCATTTCATTATAAGTCAAGCACTCGTCAGAATAAATATCGAGACATGAAGCAATGATCGGATCCATATCCATTGTGTTTTTTAGGATACAACTATCACACGCAAAATTATGATATTCTTCAACAGTGACATCATAAACATCAATTGGACCTATACATTCAATAGAAACTACTTTATGATTTAATGTAGAAACTACTTCATCTTTGAATGAATTCCAATTAATATTGGAAGACTTTAATCGGTTTTGTAGAACAGAATAATCACATCCTAAATCTTTCACAAGACCCCAAGAAGTTAATTTTCCATTTTTCTTATAATGATCTGCTGCTTTAACTTTCAATACTTCTATTGTAAGATCATCTCTATATTTTGGATTATTTTCTCCAGTTTGATCTCTATCTTTAAAAACTTCTTTGAGAGTTTTGGAACGAAATTCATTAGATAACATTGTATGGATTTTGCCATAAAAAGGATTATTTTCACCTTGTCGTTCACCATTCCATTGATGGAACTTTCTATTAATATAATTAGGATGAGATTTTAACTTATTAAGTTGATTTTCATAGTTTTTCGGTCCCCATATTACATTTTTACTATGATTCGCATGAAATTCATCATGATCTTTTCGGTTCATTATTTGTAAGTTTTCAGGAGAATTATTAAATCCATTGAAATCTTTATGATGAATTACCTCGTCTCCAATCAACTTCCTTTGAAATTGTTCAACGACTATTTTATGTGCCGACTGATACCCCTTAGAAAAGTTATAAATCTTTCTATAAGGTTTAATTCCATTCTTTTTATAACCATATTCGTGTTGATAAAATGGCATTACAGAATCACCAACACGAAGTTCAAGGATACGTTTGTATGTACCGTCTCGCATCAAGAACGGGTGTTTTATGCTTCCGATAACATATTGACCGTTATCAAAAGTAACTTTATACCCCATTCTGGTTCCTTTTTTCTTGCGTGGATGGAATGCTTTACCTAACTTTATAGAATCGGTTTTATGGTCATAAGAGAAGACATAAAATCGCTCTTGTGGTTTGTCCTTATATTTCTCTGTTAATTCTGCTATAGTAGGATAAGTTCCGTCTGGCAGAGGGATAATCGTATCTGGACCTACGCAGTCATAATCGCGAAAAAGGTCCATTCTTGCTGCTTGGTAGGATAATGCAAAATCTCTAGTATAAGCATTATAAGCAGTTGAGCGAATACGATTAAATCTATCACGCAACGAATTCCTATCCGTTGCATACATTACATTGTCGGTATCTTTTATTTTAAGTTGTTTACCACCAATGTTTCTAACAATAACATCTGTAGAAAATAACCTACGTAATCGAGCATACAACGATTGCTGTTTTACATTTATTACCTCATCTTCGAATGCTTTTACCAAAGGAGTCGCCATAGACTATTATCTTTCTTTTCAGTATATATGTATTGAATCAATCCGTTTGTCATATAAATATGTATATAAAAGGTGAATCAGTTAATAAGCCACCGTATATCTTCATCCCCATGTTGTCCAAATCCTTGCCTTCCAGTTTTCATAATCCATGATTTATATCCAATTTCGGCTGCTTGGGATTTATAATAAGGCTTTACTTCGCTTTTTGTCATATCTATATGTGATAAAGTAGCTTTGGTAAGGTCTATGCCTTCTTGCCGCAATCTTAATGCTGTATCTCTAACCCACAATCCAATACCAAGTGACATAACTAAATCATCATTATATCCTTCCATTGCTTGTGCTTTACCATTTTTCCAAACAAAAGTTTCCAATTCTGACAATGTTCGTTGAGAATAAATCTTTATACCCGATCCAGAGTTAAATTCTTCACGACAATATTGTTCAAGATGACTTATAACCAACGGACGAGTTTTTATATTTGTACTAAACCCAGGAACTAGTTTTTTATCTTCCGAATCGTATTTATTTTGAAGTTGACGCTGAACATCAACATATTTAAGTTCGGTTGAACTATAAAAAGTATTAGGATAATTTCTATCTATAATAGCTTGCAATGTTGCCCATCCTACATTTTCTCGTTCTACAATAAGTAAGGCATTATTATATTCTGTAGAGAGTCCAACCAAAAAATTTCCAAAATCCTTTGTTCCTAACATTCCTTTATATTCGGCACATTGATCTAAAGTTACTACATCTATTACATGACAAGCAGAAAAATCAGATCCATCACCGCGAGCAACGTCTGCTGTAACAATATAACTTCTTGAATAATCGGGGTATTGCCAAACCCATAATCCATGGTCTGCACCTCTAACATCTGCTGGATCAGATTTACGATTTTTCTTATACCATTCAATAATACGCAAATCTACAACGTTTTCACCAGATGCCAAGAAATCACAATCAAATTCTTGAGAGGCTTTTTTAGGATCTCCAATTTTTTCTCCTTCAATTTTTCTCCATTCTTCATCTCTTTCTGGATGATAATGCCAAGGCATCCTAATCGGGTGAAATCCATTTTTTCCTATTTTTCCATCGTTATTTTCTTCCGATCCTTGCCACATTTTATGGAACCAATTACCAACACCTCTTGGAGTTTGATGTCCTAATATAGAATTATAAATTATAGAATGACACCAAAAATCATTTGGGTTATAAGGTAAAGAAAAATCAAATGTTTCATTTTCCGAATTTTCTATAGATTTTATTTGAGACCAAACCAAATCTTCATCAATAATTTTATCCCAATAGTTTTGTTCTTCTTCTGACAATTTTTCTTTAAATAAATTATATAATAATAAAATATTATCACGCGAAATGTCATTAGTTTTATGTTTTTTCTTTGAATTACAATAAGAATTCACTTGTAAATTATATTCTTTTTTTATTTGATAAAATGTTAATTCCGATAAATTAATTAATTTTTTCATTAAATCCAAGGAAGATGGTATAATATCTCTACTGCACGCTCGATCTAAATTTTTTTTCAATAAAATATCTTTATTTTTTTGTTTTCTATCTAAATTAAACCCAATTAAATTGTAATATTTTAAAGCATTTCTCCCGCAAATTTCTAATTTATAAGAATCGTAATTATATTTTATTTTATGATTTCTATTGTTTAATTTTTCTATTAATTCTTTATAAACAGATCCAACAATTCCAAAATTAGATAAAATAATTCTAATTTGATCTATTAATATTTTTGAAGTAGATGTTAAATTTACTCTACCATCTTTAGTTCCGGACCCATCACCATCAAAAATCCCACGGAGTAAATATATTATATTTTTTTCAGACAATTCTAATAATCTACTGGGAATTTCTTTTTGATTTGCTTTTTTAGATAAGTCAAATCCAATATATTCCATAAATTCTACTAAATTTTTATTAGAAATTGTATAATGTAATTTATCCCAACAACTATATGATAAATTTAATCTATCAAACACTAAAGATATATCATCCCCACAAGTAATAGTAATAGATCCTCCAACCATATTTCCGTTTTTATTTAATACTTTATAAGAACTTCCTTCGGAAATATATAATCCTAAAAAATAACATAAATCGGGATAAAATTGTGTAGGATAAAAGGAATAATGAATTTTTGATGATATGGTTGGATTAAATTCAACAATTTCATCTGAATTTCCCCATATTCTTTTTCCAATTTGTTGGCAAAGATAATCTCCAATTTCTAAATCTTCGCTTTTATACCACCCAAACTTACTTTCTTTATTTTTATATGCCCATAATTTATGGTTTTCAGTACATTCTAACTCTGCAAATTTTGTTTTTATTATTTTTGTTTGTTTAATTCCATTATTTTGAATTAAATTTCCTTGTCTTAATATATTTTTTCCTAAAACACTATATGGTTGAATTTCGTATCCTCCCATTTTTTTATTATCAATAAAATCTCCAATTTGTTTTAATCCCTTATCCGTCATTACGATTGTATTTTTAGTTACACAAGACAATATGATGGCGCGCCCTCCAGTACTTAATGTGGGCTGGGCAGAAGTCCACAATTCTCCAGCATCTTCAATTAAAGCGGCTTCATCAATGATGAGTAATGAAAGTGCCAACGATACGCCTGACTTTTTAGTTGTAGATGTTGCTCTAATATGAGATCCATTTACAAATTTTAACGACAGTCTATTATCTTCATCACACTTAACTTTTAACCAAGGAGGTAAATTGTCGTTGGCAAATCTTACCTTAGTTATAATTTCTTTTGCAACTTCTTGTTTTAAGGAAATAATTAAAATATTTTTATCTTTATTAAAAATCATTTGCCACAAAGAATATGCAGCAACAAGGGTAGATATTCCCATTTGACGAGATTTTAGAATAATATTAAAATTAAAATCATGAAAATCTTGTAATGCATCTTGTTGAAAAGGATATAAATCAAAGAAAATACTTCCTCTTATAGGATGTTGAATTTTAACATATTTTTTCATGAAATAAACAGGAGAACCTAAACATTTTTTATATTCCTGTTTAATTAAATCCTGATAAGAAACTTGGTTATTAGACATATAATTTTATCTTAAATTCCTTTGCCCCCAGCATTAATTTTTTCTTTTCAAAGGATTTCATCTTTTTAACTTCCGACAATCTTAAGTTTAATTTTTTCAAATCTTCTTTCGCATTTTTTAATATTTGTTTTTTGTTGGTTCCATGAAATTTTTCCTGAAATCCACTGGAATTACACAAAATTTCTATGGAAGAATCTTCTTTACCAAAATATCTAATAGTTTCTTTTAATTTTTCTTTGAAATCATTCAACAATCCAAGTTCATTTGAAAGTAATTTATATCGCTCATAAGCAGGGAACAATCCTGCTATTGTAAGATTAGTTTCATATTCGACAAGACAATCTTGACACATTCCCGTTTTTGCAAATAATTTTTGATCAAATCTATTTCCAAATTTTATATCAAGACCACATTTACATTTTCGAGTTCCGATGGCCTCTCTTATAATATCGCTTTGAGTTTTTGTTAATTTTACATTTTTTCCATTTACTTTTTGCCATTTTATGCCTTTGAAATCTTCCCATGTCTCTCCCTCTGTTCTATATTTATTTTTTTCTCCAGCATATCCAATCGTGACAAATGGTCTTTGATTGTTTAAATAATCTTTTACAATATCTATATTACTTTTTCCCATTCCTCTTTTCATAACTGTTTTCTTTCTGTAAAATTCATACTGATATATATTTACATACTAATTTATAAACCAACAAATTTAAGGTAATTTAACTTTAATTCCACTTAAACTACCATCTTCAATTACATATATTCTTCTCCCTACGCTTGCCGCACCATCGTACTTAATAGCCAGTGCCTTTTCTTTATATTCAACTCCAGATTGAACTGATGTTAATTCAATATAATCGCTATTAAGTACTATCAATTTTGCAACATTTGTATAAACAAGTTGACCCGGATTTTCACCTACTGGATATTTCCATCCTACAAATCTCTGAGGATCCTCTTCATTTAAATCCAAATCTAAAAATACATCTCCATCTATAGTAAGACTATTACTCGGGAAGTGAATATCGGTTTCTCCATTGTCATTAACAATTATATCAATAGCATCAAAAATATCTGAAACTCCCGATTGAGATTGAAGTATAAATAAACTTTCTCCATTAGGATCAAAGGTTTCTATGTCTCTTAATCCAGAATATATTAAATTAGAATTAATATCAAATAATTCTGCTCTTATTTCAAATGTCTCGTTCTTTACATTGATGGGGAAAGGAATTCTAATAAATAATACATCTGGAGAAAATCCGTGATCACCGTAAACTTTAAAAGATAATTCTGAAAGTATAATATTGCAATGATATGGAACTATTACTAATGTTCCATAATAATCTGATGTAGGACTAAAATATAACTGTTGTTTGTCAGAAAAATATTTTGTAGAAACTTCCTCTGCAACTGCTACTTCCCCCAATTTCATCCCATATTCCAGGTCAAAAGTTTTTTCTTTTTGAATTCCATCCGTGGAACTAGTAAAATAAAAAGAAATCTTTGCATTCTTATCCAATTTATCTTTTTCTACGGCCAGATTAAATGTTAACGAATATAATGCATCTTTTTTTAAAGTTATAAAATTGGAATTATAAGATTCCCCCGATAATCTGTCCACTTGCTCTTGATCATAAGGATAATATACGCTATCATTAATAATTCCTATAGAATCATTCTTAGCAATAATATATTTATGTCCATCTAAATTTAAAAAATTATCACTTTTAATATAAACCGAATTTATGGGATCATTTTTTGTGTTTAATGTTATATCCGTTGAACTTGGAAACCAATATTTTGAAATATGAGCTAAATGGTAAAAATATCCCATTTTACTATATGCTTTATTAAAAGTAACTGTGTCTTCTAATAACTCTATCGCTCCTAGAGGTTCATCTGAAATAAGCTTAAAATCGCCAGGATAAAATAAACTTTTTCTATAGAGTTTGTGTCTGGCAATTCTACCAGAATAAGTTCTAAGATTTCTATAAGTTATTTCAGCATAGGATTCTTTAACATTTACCTCTTCACCTGAAGAATTTTTTACGGTTAATGTAGAATCTGGATTTGTATTATATTGAATAAAAGTATAGTCAGAATTACAAATTCCGTGAATAATATTCGTAACTATCTGATCTTTTCCAACTGTATAAAAAAATGCAGTATTTAATATAGCCGTTTTATAATCTATTACCTTTTTTATTGTAAAGGAAGATGTTATGTCTGTTTGCGCTTCGGTATTAGAAAAGGGAACTTGAATTTTCCCGACATTTAATGTTATTGTTGCACCTTCCATTTGTGTATTAAACACATTTGTTGGATACATAGAAGGTTGAGCGTCTTCTATAGATAGATCAGTCAGCGTAATTCTATAATCAACATCTATTCTTTTTTTATCCAAAGTTTGCTTATTTGTATCTTTTTTTGGTGCTACCGCAATTCCATAAAAATTGGAAGAAAAAGATACTGGTATATTTAATACTGGAGGAGGAGGTTCTGGGGGACTTGCAATAATAACGGTAGGAATTGTTAAATATCCAAATCCGGGATTAGTTATGACTACATTGGTAACTGCTCCATCAGTTACTACAGAATATGCCTCGGCCTTGCTGCCTATTCCCGAAATAATAACAGAAGGGGCATCAACATATCCAAATCCACCATCAGTAACTGTAATAGAAGTAACTATACTTAATAAATTAATAACTGCTACTGCTCCTGTTCCAGTAGCAGAAAAAACAGTAGCTGTTGGAATAGATATATATCCACTACCTCCATTAGTAACAGTTATTGCTGCAATAATTCCACCTTCTACAACCAATGTGGCCGTTGCACCGCTTCCACCTCCACCATCAATAACTACAACATCCGTAGATACATACCCACTACCTCCATTGGTAACAGTTATATAACTAACTTTACTAGATATTGTGGCAGTTGCAGTTGCGGTTCTGTTTGGAGGAGGTAAAGGAAATTCTACCTTTGCCAAATCTGTATCTACAACAGGATAAAGTAATGGACGAACGTCTAATACAGGAGTATTATATATTCTTACTTTGGAAGAATTTGTTAATGTTTTGTCTATCGAAATATTCGCTATCCATCTAACAATTTCTCCTAATTTGGTTGTACCAACAATTGCTAATTTTCCGCCACCATTTGCTATTTCATCATAAACATGAATAGAAATAACAAAGTTCGCTACATCCGTATACTGGGAATCTTTAGCTTTGGCTCGCTCTATGTAGAGGGAATTTCCTTCAGAATCTATGCATTCAACTTGAATTTCAGACCCATCTTTTAAATAAGAAGTTCCATTAAAAGCAACGGGATTACGCCCTGCGGTTAAAACAGAGTTAAATTCTACTACATTGAAATATTTAGAAAGATGTTCGGTATCTTCAATATCTACCTTCTTGGTTAATAAACCAAGAGCAACACCCTCTTTTCCAAAACTTGGCAGTAAATCCATATGTATTCTTCGTATATAATAAATATACTGGAATACGTATTATCCTCATGCAAAAATAACCTTGGAGAAATTTCCGTCCCGTTTTATTTCTATCTGTTTGTCCACGGCATCTTTAAGAGCATCTATATGAGATACAATTAATATAAAATCAAATCTAGTTTTTAGATATGAAAATAAAGTAGTCATTCCAGACATATTATCACCATCTAATACCCCGAAACCTTCATCAATTGACAAAAAAGTGGATTTTGGAAGATTAGAAATTTCAGTTAATGCTACTCTAATAGCCAATGATGTCACAAATCTTTCAAATCCAGACGACATTTCAATAGGCCATTTTCTTTGCTCATATACAATATAAGGAATTACATTTTTACCATCGGTTTCAAGTTCAACAGTGAAATCAACAACTTGATTTAATATAGAATTAACTTCTTTTTCTATTTCTGGGACTGTGTTAACTATAACTTCATAAGGTATACCGTCCCTTCCAACAGAAGATAAATAAAGTTGGTATGAATCAAATTCATATTCTAAATTCTTAATCTTTTCCAAAGTTTCTGTCAATTCTTTTATTTTAGCCTCATATTGAGATATCTTTCCTGATAAATCTAATAAACTTCTATTATTTTTTTGATATTCTACATCAAGACGAACCAAGGAAACTCTAAATGCTCCTATAATAGAATTAACTTTAATATTATTTTGGACTGAAATTTCATTCCTATAATATACTTCTAACTGTTTAGTAGTTTCTCTAAGACTTGTTTCTAATTTTTCCAAAGCAATTGCATCAGTTAAAAGATTTGTAGTTAAAATAGATTGGTCATCTTTCAATTTACTCTTATTAGTTAATAACTTTGTATATTCATCATAGATTTTTTCTACCCATTCATATTTCTTATTTTCTTCTTCTAACGATTCTAACGCCTGCATTAAAGAATGAATAACTTTTTTATCTTCTTCTAATTCTTCTTTCGCTTTAGTAGCATCTCTTACGAAATCGTTATCTACGCAAAATTTACAATTGGGATCGTATTTGTGCGTTTTTAATCTTTCACTTTTCTCCCACTTTCCTTTAGCCTCCATTTTCTTAAGTTGAATTTTTTGATTTGTTTCATTAATTTTAATTTGAACTGTTTTATAATTTTTATGATTTTCTACCAAATCAGACGCTTCTATCTCTGAAATTTTTATATTTATTCCATCCAATTTTTCATCTACAATTGATAATAAATTTCTATTTGTTTCTATTAATTGTTTTTTCTGCTTAATTGAGTTTTCCGTTGTAATCTTTTTATCTTTTAATGCATTTAAATTAACAGGAATATCATCATCTAATTTTATGATATTCTGTGTTTCTTTTACAATCTGCTCATTAACATCAACAATTTGTTTTTGAAGATCATCAGTTGTTTTTTTAGTTTCATCAAATAGACCTTTAGTTCTTACCAAAGCTTCTTCAATTTCTGTTTTTTCGAATGTATAATTCTTATCTTTATGTATTTTTAATAAAGTATTAAGTTCTTTATTACGTTCTGCCGCAGATTCTTGTAATCTATCAAAAATATTCAACCCAATAAATTGAACCAAAAGATCTTTTCTTTCCGCGTGTCCCATATCAACGAAAGATATATTATTTTTAGAAGATTGAACTGATAATACAGTTAGGATAAAATCTTCATAACTTCCAATATAATCTCTAATAACTTCATTTGTATCTCTTCTAGCATTTCCATGTAATTCTTCCTCTATATCATTTTTTACTCTCCAAAACTTTACGTCAACCTTAACATTCCCTCCCCGCATTGTCTCCCCCGTGCGCTGTATGAAGTATCTGATCCCCGAAATTTCCAATTCAAATTTACATTTAAATCCGGATTTTTCTACATTTCTTACGTGTAATCCTTTAAATCCTCTATCAAATTTATCAAATAGACAAAACGTCATTGCGGATAACAAACTAGATTTTCCAGATTTATTAGGACCAAAAATACCATAAACACCGTTCATTCCAGTAAAATCTATAACGTTGCCTTCCCCATAAGAAAACATATTATCAAATTCAAAACGTATAGGTTTCCATTTTAAATTTCTGGAAAATTCATCTTTTTTAATCAACCCATTAGTTTTTTTATTAATTTCCAATATATCTTTGATTTTATTCTCATCTGTTATTTTATGTTTTTCTTTAAGATATTCGGCAAGAAGTTTTCCTTGATAAGTTACACCTTGAAGGTCGGTAAGAACAATATTTTTACAAATTGTAAGAGATTTTTTATCTTTTTCTTGGTCCATCCTAATATAAGTTGTTTCTATCACTTCATTTTTAGATTTGATAGAAGCAATAACTGTTTTTACTTCTCCCGCTATAGTTTCGAGACATTTAACTCTTAATCTTACTTTTTTGGGTAAACTATCTAAATTAGTTATGAGTTGCCCTTTATTAATTTCTATTGTAAAGTATCCATAATTATTTGGAACTTCATAAAAATTATAAGAACGAGTTGCTAAATTCCATAGAGAATATCCGTGGTTTTTAAGAGATTCTCCGTGGGTTTGTTGTATCAAGCTGCCAGGATAATGAATACAAGGTTTACATTCGTCGGGAATATAATCTTGCATATCTTGTTTATTATGAATATCTCCCAACAATGCCATATCGTGATTATCAAAGAGAGGAACCATAACAGATGGATTACTAATTCTAAATCCAGTTTCTAATGAAGCTCCATCTATAGGACCGTGAAATAATGCTATAACATGTTCATATTGATTACGATAAATAGGGGGAATGTCTTTTCCATGAATGTATTTATCTACAGAATCAAAAACTCCCATTACGTTAAATAATATATTTCCAAATCCATATAATCCAGTATTTTTAAAATAAAAGAAATTTGGATGATTTAATGCATCCACGATTGGAGTTAAACTATCCAAACGATTTTTATTCATCAGTGTACAATCGTGATTACCGGCAATAAGAACTGTAGGACGAATATTAGCAAGAGAGACAAAAAAATCAGATGCCATTTGCACGCATTCTGGCGATAAATCAGATTTTGAATGAAATACATCTCCCAATACAGCAATGATCGTTGTCTCTGGCGTTTGTTTTATTTCTTTATAAAGTTCGCTAAATACCTCTTTGTATTCGTCATGTCGTTTATTTAGACGAATATGAATATCCGCGACATGAAATATATGAGTAAACTTTGGTGTTTTTGTAGATAATATCCTTATCATATAATTACCAATTCCAAATAAGAAGTTCTTTTCCTTCTTTTCCTGTTTTTTCAGTTCTATTATTTTCTCTTGCTAAATTTCCAGCTTTTATTGTAGCTATATTTTCTGTTCTCTCAGCAGATTTCATTGTATAAGTCAATGACCATGGTAATTGCTTATATTCCGAATACCATTGCTTAATATCGAAATCATCATTATATGTAATCATCCATTTATGATTACAATCTTTAATATTATTTAGAAATTTTTGATGATTAAATGCTCTATGCAATTCTCCATCTTTTCCATACAAGCTATGTGGAATTTTATACGGAGGATCGAGAAAAATAAATACATTTTTTCCATTGTTATTAAGTAATGATACATAATCATCATTTGTAATTTTTACATTTTCTACACTATGCATTAAATCAGATACTTTGGGAAGATTGGCAATACAATTTTCACTAAAATTCTGATCCCATGCCTGTTTAGCATAAGAACCAATCATAGACATTCCAGAATATGATGTTTTATTAAGAATATACCAAAGACAAGCAGTATCAAATTCAGATGCTCCATCTATATTTGTTCGGCACCATGAATGAAGTTCTTTGGCATCAGTATGATTAGAATACAATTTCTTTTTCTTTAAAAGAAACTCAACCATACTCGTTGGATCTTCATACAAAATTTTCCAAAAACAATATACTGGATAAAATAAATCATTAATATGATATGTAGCATTTTTACAAGTTTGCATAAGATATAGACCAACAGACCCTCCTCCAAAAAAAGGTTCTCTATATTCTTCAAAATCTTTCGGAAGATAATTATTGAGAAATTTTAAAGCGTTCGATTTTCCGCCAGGATATCTAACCGGAGTGATTTTTGTCTTTATTTTATTCATTTTTAATTAATTCATTAACATCTTTTAATTCATTATAAGGACACTCATAGTTAACCCATTCTCTTCTAGAAATTTTTTCTTTTTTAATCAATTCAGATTTTGGTAAATATCCTAAAATATTTAATATAGCTCTTTTTTCATTTTTATTTTCCGCTGACAAATAACAAAAAACATAAAAATCAGACTTTAATGGAATAGTTCTTCCATACATTTCACATCTAATCATTACAACACCATATAATTTTATAGCCGTTTTAACATTAATACTTTTGTTCTTAACTATTGTGTCATGTTTATCTCCCCCAGAAACATACGATAAATCAATAGGAGTATTAGATATTTTACATAGTGCCATTTCACCCAATCTTCCGACTCTTTCTACTCGTCTTGGATCATCTTCCGTATTTATATACCCTCTTCCCCACAATCCTTTTTTTGAATTTGCCCACATATTTTTGGAAGATGTTTCACACATTTCGTATTCTTCTTTATCCACGATCACTTGCAAAGTATTTAAATTAACTTTTTTATATGGAATCTGAACAACTTCAGGTACTACTTGTTTTGGAATATATGCTTCGTTTAATATCATATTTTCATTTTAAATTCTAATAAATCTTTAAATTCAAATGGTTTGGATTCTCTAATGAGTGCATGTATTCGTTCGAATCCTAATACAGATGGATCTTTCCCGTCAAGTTTTACTATATGAACGTCTATACCAAGACGCTGTAAATATTGGTAATTATCAATGGAGTCTTTCATTGCATCTTTATCCAAAATCATATTTACTCTTTTTACTTTATGAAGTATAATTGCCGTCTTTAATTTAGGCTGAAGGTACTTTCCAAATAATGGAATAGCATTATTACGAACAGCAATAGCATCAAAAACTCCTTCCACTAAATTAAGAGGTTCATTATAATTAATAAAACTTTCAAATCCAATTATATTCATTGATACATCTGGCTTCTTATGAGGAATTCCTCTATCCTCTTTATAATATCGCCGTCCAATAAAAAAATTCAATTTTCCTTCATCATCATATGACGGAACGATAATATGGTTAGCATATGGACCAGATTCACAATATCCAATATTATATCTAAAAATATCTTCACGTAAAATTTTTCTCTTCTTTAAGTAGAATAATGCATTTTTATATTCAAGTGAATTTTTGGGTTGATATAATGGATAAAACTCTTCCGGCAAAGAAACTTCTGTATCTTTAGAAGAGAAATATTCTTTCTTTTCTAATTTAATATCACCAGTTAATTTAAATAATTCTTTTCGATATTTTGGTGGTGCCTTGAGTTTATGAAGCAAACTTCCAAAACTTCTTCCTTTTGTATCACACCTCCAACAATGATAACTTCCTAAGTGACTTCCTCCAATTGCTATTTCAAGTTTTTGTGTTATTGGATTTTTATCTGAACAAAACGGACAATGATAAGTAGCTTGAGTCCCGGCTTTTCTCAATCTAGCCTGCTGGTTTAATACTTCATCAAATAAGAATATAAGTTTGGATTGTAATAACACGCTCGGACTGTACTAGATTTTACACTCAAAATCAACTTTTTATACCCATTTTCCCTCTCCATTATTATAATCATCCAGTTGCTCATGCAAACGACTCTTGGCGAACTCTAAATCAATTTGATACCATTCTCCTTTTATATCCAATGCGAAATGTTTCATTACTTCTTTGATTTTTTTCTCTGCTTCTCTAAAACAGGGATGATGTAAGGAATATTCTAACTTATATTGACGAAAAGGATCTCCGGTCTGATAAATGTGTAATCTATCTTTAAGATTCCAAGTAGTTCCTACTTTTACCCAATTTTTCCAAGAAGGATTTGTAATAATGTATAAATAACCAGCTTTCATTTAATTAACTTATAAATTTTTTCCATCCCTTATGGTGTTTTCTTATTTTATTAAATAAATAATTATTATCATTAGGTATTTTTCCATTTATTACATTCTTTTCATGTCTGTATAATCTTGCTCCAATTCCTTTTCCAATATAAAACGGAACATTGGTTCTTGGATCAATTAAACTATAAACATAATACTTATTGTTTTTCATAACGAGCGGCGCTGATTACTATTGCATCATACATATCAGCGTTTCTCTTATCCCAATTTCCTATTTTATTCTTTTTATCAAATTTTGTCAAATCAAAAATATTAGAAAGATGAGATTTTACAAATGTTTTTGGATCCATACCTTGTATTCTTGCTTTTCCAAATACGGATTTTCTTGCTGTCATAGCACCAATTAAATAAATTGGTGCATCATAGTGTTCTGATAAAATATATTCAAATATTGCATTAAATCTTATCAATTTAATAATAATTTGTTGACTGGTTCTTCCCATCATAAAACCAGATAAAGCACTTTCTAAATGTATTTCGGTTATTGCGTATGGTAATTCATCCAGATAATCCATAACATGATATGACTTTTCTTTGTTTGTTGACAGTTTGGAAATATCTATAAATCCCGCGTCTAGAATATCTGTTCCGTCATAAAATGAATATCCCACCGTAGTTGTAGATGCATCTAATCCTAGTATCATATTTGATATATATATATTATAAAACAAAACCGCAACATGTGTTGCGGTTTTGTTTGGAGATCTTTGACGAAATTAACGCTTATATTTTCTATTATCAAACCCCTTCATATATCTAGATAATTGTTTTGATTGGGCAGCGGTTGATCCATTTGCGTCTAATGCATCTAAAAATTCAGTAACACCAGTTGGTTGTTTTATAGCAAAATCATTTACTGAATAGAGATTCTCATTTCCCTCAACTGGTCCTCTATCTCCAGCACTTGGAGCAGAATGGGGATTTTTAAGTACATCTTTTATATCAAACGCACTACCAACTCGTTGATTTTCATATCGTGTTTCTAAATCAGTAGATAATGATGGTCTTTGTGATGGTGTAGGCATATTTTATTCTTTCTCTTATAAATATCTATTAGAAGTCCATTTTTACAATAAAATTAATAGGAAGATCGGGAATTATTTTTATTGGGCTTCCTAATTTGGCTACAGCAACTAAATCTAAACCGTGATACAATCCAATCGTAGTTACAAATGGAGCTAAATACGAGCCAGTCTTATCCGTAGATGCTAATCTTTCATAATCAAAAAACTCAGAACGTATCAGGGGAATAGATTTTTTTTGACTCGTATTATCCATATAATCTATAATATCGCTGAAATTTTTTCTCTTAGAAGATGGGTTGATATATGAAGAATAGTTTTCTTGAGTTAATCTATTCGAAAAATACTTCCACATAATATACAAATCATTTGTGTCTATTTTACTGTCTTGATTTAAATCTAATTCTGTTTGCATCCAAGTATCTTCAAATTCAAATCTTTGAATACTTTCACTTATTAATACACTTGTATGCGTTCCGTTATATGTTGATTGATATCCAGCCTCAGATGAATATTGAAGATATGCCATCCAACTTTTTTCATCGTCAGCAGTAACTATAGAAGAACTCCAATTTGTAGAAATTGTAGATCCAAATAATTTTGTATTTTTATATTGCATATAGCTCAACAATACATCCGCATCTTGAAAATCAAAAACTCCATTCTCATTAATATCCCATATAGAAGTTTCCTTTGTTATTGCCGTTGGATTTGTACTAACATTAAACTCCCCCGGAGAAACGGCACATACAACTTGGTTCTCATATATTAAATGTTCACCTTTAAAATCTAGCATATATTCGTATGTATAGGGAGAAATAGGGTCAAAAAATAACCTATCAAAGTCCGATCCAGAAGTCATCAAGACAACTTTTCCATTTCTATAAAATACATTTCCGACATGAAATTGGTTTCTAAAATCATTAAAATTATAGATATATGCTTTGCCCGCAAGATCTTCCAAAGTATATCCCAAGCTTTGAGTTGTTGAAACATTTATTTCTCTACTTACTGGATCTGCCAAAATCATTGGTGCGCCAACAACCATGGATTTATCTGCAATATCTACGGCATATCCAAATAAACGATGTGGTCTTAAGAATTTCTTTTTTCTTTGATACACATTTGTAATTTCCCAATTATTAGAACCAGTGTCTTTTTGAATAAACATTGCTTGTCCAACCAAAGTATTCTCCAAATCGGAATCACAATAATGTAATTGTTCTAATGTTGTTTCTAAATAACAAATAGATAAAGAAGTTTCTGTTTTCGGAGATCCAGCGAGAGCATTGGTTTTATGAATTCCAACGGACTCTCCTAAACGATTGTTTTTTAATGTATTTTCATTTCCATATGATTTAAATACTAAATCATATAATAAATCTGGAACATCTGTACATTTTTCATAAATATAAACCGCGCCTTGGTGGTAATTCAGAGAGGTAGAATATTCAGTAACATATCTTTCGCTTGGAGCACCAATTATTACTGAATGACTATATATGGAAACCGCCGTTCCATAAGAACCCGAATCACTATATTGAGTGAAATATGGAAAATATCCGTTAAAAGTAAGAGGATATTCCTTTGGAATATCTGGAAGAAACGTATAAGTTTGTGTCCAACTTCCACTTATATATTCAAATAAAAATGCTTTGCTTCCACTGATATTTCCAATTCCAACAATTAAGCTTCCACTAGAAGGATCTTCGGTTTTATTTAATTCTAAACTAGCACCAAACATTAATCCAAATTCATTTATTGTAATTTTTTGTTGGAGTGACCAAGATATAGTATTTTCAGTACTGTCGTTTTTATACAGGTAAACCGCTCCATCCGAATTATTTAATAAAGGAGATCCAACTGCTATCCACCCATCGTTTATTGAAACTGCGCTTCCAAATGACCCAGTTAAAGCAAGGTCTGGATTATTTAAAGTCAATACATAAGAGGTTTTTTTCCGAGAAAATCTCAATAAGAAAAATCCAGATACCGGAGGTAACATAGCAAGAGAAAAATAATATTCTATATATCCTCCTTCAGGAGGAGGTATATCTTTTAATATTACTTGATTATATGGTCCGGGTTGATTTTCGGATACTAAAACTTCTACAAAATCATATCCACTAGGAGCACTGTTAGTATAAATCTTTATATATCCAGCATAAGAACCAGTCCCCAAAGCTATACCAGCCGGACTTTCTGTGACAGAATTTGTATTTAATTCATCTTCTTTAAACCTACTTAAATCAAAGATATCGACCGATGATCCAGTAGTTACGCTCAAAAATCCACTAGTTGTTTCTACGCGTTGTAAATAATAGGAGGTTCCAACTACTAAAATATTATCGTTAATATCAATGGAAACACCAAACCCATCTTCTACCATATTAGTATAAGCGTTTTTGTCAATTAAAATATCTTTATTGCTTGTGTATGGAGATCCGCTAAATTCTGTGCTTAATGCAGCTATAGCAGCACCGGCTATTTCTTGTGCTAATAAAATTTCATGAAATACATCATCCTTATATAATGTTACAACATGCTCATGAGCATCTATTGTATAGTTATATTGAAATACATCTACAGATCCAGACCAATAAACACTCGAACTTTCTGGATTATACCGAACAATTGCTGGATTTCCTACAGCAACATAATCTCCAAATGTTGCCACCGAATATCCATAATTTTCATTTTTAATTTTAGCGTACATAATATTATGGAACAAGTGCGCTATCTATATCTACACTTGCTGTATTAGAATATGGGGTTTCTCCTAAAACATTATATGCTGAAACTTTATATGACATGGAAACAAACGTATCAAACATAATATCTAAATGGTGAGTTACATTTTGTCCTTTTGTTGCTAAGTGAGTCCAATTTGTCCACGAAATATTATCAGCGGTTACTTTTCTATAAATATAAAACCCATCTTCGTTTGAAGAATTATCACTCCAATCCAAACTTATTGTATATGGATAAATGGGATCGCCGCCGAAAGTCGAGGAAGTTGCTGAAGCTATCAATAATGTAGGAGGCTCATAAACTTTAAAAATAGGAACAATACATCCATGATCAACATACCCATCCAATATAACATTTCCAAGATGTCTTACTTCTTGTATTTTGGAGAAAAGGTTTTCTTTAGCATATAAATTACCATAAGCGTCATCCTGAACTACTACAACATCATCTAACGAATTATCAGTCAATATTACCGTGCCTTTGGTAATTTTATCTCCAAAAATATATTGAGGAACCTCAAATTCTCTAAAAAATTCTGATATATATCTTTCTGTTTTTCCTAGTTGAAAGTCTATATTTTCTATTCCAAAAATTTGAAGGGGATTCCTATAAAAATTATAAAATGCCTTTTCTAACTGAGAATATACCAATCTTTTATATGTTCCATCTATATTTTGAGGTTCTAATTCTGGATAAAATATTCCAGATCTTTTCTCTCCTTCTCTATAAATAACCGTATCGGGGGTTTGTTGCTCTAAAGCAATACTACACTCCGAATTGACAAAAGAAAAAGAAGATCCGTAATAATCTATATAATCTAATGCAACTGGTATTTCTTCAACGGATGCCGATTGTTCTATAAGTACCAAATCATCATTTTGAATACTAGATAAACTCCAGTCTTTTCGAACAACAAATGGAGTAGTCAAGACATTCTGATAATTTATATTTTTTATCATTGCTAAATATAAATATAGTCATTTTAAGGAATTCGTGATTATAGATACACCCTTATTAAATTCCCCCACCATTTTATAACTTTACAATATATTCTTATTGTTAAAAATCCAATCGAACTTTACATAAAAGTTCATCAGAAAAAGTTTTAACGGCTGGTCGGCTTAATTTGGCTACGGCAACCAATTCGTTACTTTCATTATATAATCCAATAGTAGTAATATAAGTTTGAGGGTTTTCTATGAAATCTGTATTTCTTATGGTTCCTTTAGCATGAATCCCATCACTTCCATCATATACATAAGTTGGATTGTTACTATAGTTAAAGTCTCTATTTTTAATTCTAACGAAATAATGTCTGGCTGGCACATATTCGCTTTTGCGGACTTTGGCAGTATTGTTTACACATAACTTCATAGATTCAAATAAAGTTTTGTGATTATAAGTAAATTCGCCGGACGATAATCCGGGATTATAATCCCATCCATTAACGGTGCCGGTACTTGTTTTTGTTGTAGAATTCCACAACCCCAATTTTTCAGATAAACGCGCCGCATTTAACACTACCATGCCATTTTGTGGATATAAAATACCAAACCCGCCATATATCGGAGGAGAAGGTTGATTTTCCAAAGTTCCTTCTATTATTTGATAAGAAGATTGTGCCTGAGTAGTATAATAAGAATCATCTATTAAAGTAATCCCATTGGTAGATCCGCTAAATGATAATTCTATAAGACCTTCATCTATCCTATCTTTCATTTTATAAGTAGAAAATGTGATAACCCAAATGTCATCAGCATTAACTGTAGTGCTTCCACTTTTCATGGTAAATCGCCCATCTAGATCAGCAGTTCCAAGTAAGATGTTTTGATATTGCGTATATATTTCTTTTGTTGGATTAGCATAAATACTGGATGTTTCAGTTCCAAAAGATCCACTTCCTAAATTTCCATAGAAATTCCCATATGTTATAGAAAAATAAGGATCATTATTTGTTTTTTCAGTAGCAGTAGGAAAAACATTCAAATAATACATTGTTCTTCTGACATCATAAACAGACACGCCATAAGAAGGAGATGGAGTATCTACTGTGGTTAATGAATAAAAATCATCTTCAAATAGACTTTGTTCCGCCGTCGCAGACCCGTTTAGCCAAAATCCGCTTGAAACTCGGGTTACTCTCCCGGCTACAATATCCGCTTCTTCAAATTGTTTAAATATCATATGTCAATTAAGTGGTTGTTGGAACTGTCACGGTGGTTTCGATCGAAACGCTTCCACCCGATTCGTTTCCAATAATTGTTAAATTAGTAGAAGTTGTTCTTCCCAAACTACTATTTGGTATAAATCTGAATTTTCTACCTACTACCACCTGAGCACTTGTAGTATTAATATCTCCAGCGAAGGTTGGAATAGTATTAGATATAGAATTGATGGAGTTAGTTTCTTCGACAATTAAAGTACCCACATTTCTATTTCCAAGAATAGCAGTATATCCAGCAGACACATTATAAGCAGGGTTTGTACTTGGACTAATAATAATTTCCCCTGTATAATCTCTCGGAACTATTATTTCGGTTTGAGCAATAGTAATAACCGGAATAGAACTTACCCCCAAATTAAGAGTCACAAGTTTATATTTCATAACTTGAGTTTCATCGGTAAGTGGCTCAAAAACCGGCACATTACGCAAGGCAATGTCATAAAATGCACTTCCATTGGGATGATTTGGTTGATAAAGAGAATAGTCTATTTCATCATCGGCCAAAGCAAAGGAAGTAATTCTTATATTTCCGGTTTTAGCAAGTAATTCTCTCCCCTTCCTAGTTAAAACTGCATCTACTGTTATTGTTTGATTGTCTATATATGCCATATGCTTTTATATAATAAGTACTATGTATAAGTATCGTCCAAAAGTAATTTTTATTGATTTATTACGTTATCGCTTTGAACTAAATTAACATTGCCAACCTCTGTCGTTTCTACTGGAAAAGTGTTATCCCCCAAACCATCAACCCCAACCGTTGTTTCTGCGGTTTGTTGAGACCTAATATACGATCCGGATTTAAGTGTGCCATTTTCGTCTCCTAAACTTCTAACTTTATAAGGAGAGAAAATAGATCTTTTATGAGTATAATGATTTCTTGGATATCCACTAACAATTTCAAAAATAGAGGTTGGGTTTGTTCTTCTATAAGTTGCTGGATCTAATAAAGTCCTAACTCCATTAAATAAAGACGAAACTTTAATATCGTTTCTGCTTTGATTTGGTGTATTTTTAAATGTATTAGGATTATGTGTAAATTTATTATCCTCCACAGGAATGTTGGAAATTGTATCATCCTTTGTAGCATCTGAATAAATTACAGAATTAAAATAATCACCAGAAACGGAAACATATCTATATAATTGAATAGAATTCGTAGAATGTGTATTTTCCTTTGGAGTTGACGTTCTGATCCATGGTCCCGATTTATTATAAATTGTATATGTATTCCATTCCTTTAAAAGATAATACTTTTCTGAACCAGTTGCATGGGTTTGATGAATCATATCAAATGGAATTTGACCAGTTACCAACGAATTATTTGATCCAACATGTCCAAATTGATATGCATCTAGGAAATCACTCACAACTCTACCTGACGGTAAATAATTAAACGGATATATTATGCTTGGATCATTAATATAAGACACATCTAAATTAATAATTCGGGTTGGAGGCAGCGTAGATACATCAAAATCCGATCCTTCTTGTGTTAAATCCATTTTAAAATCGGCAAATTCAAGAAATTGAGAAATTCTAACTATTTTTGTATTAGGATCTCTAAAATATTTACTAGCGGTAATATCAAAATAAGCAACAGACCCAGAATTCATTTCACTAAAAACTGGCTTATGTTGATATTTTGGCCGCTCTAAAATTGTAGGCTCAATCACTATTCCAAAAGCAATGTTGTTTCTGGCTGGGACCAAATTCTTAATGGATTCAAATATCCCGCGAGTGAAATATAATTTATAAATTGTTAACATTTCATTTAATATATGATTACTTCCACTAGTTCCGTTGTATGCGTTAGCATATTCATAGCGAAGATTCCTTAGATAATCATATGTTGAAGAAAATAATAAACTTGGATCTGCAATATCATTTACAAAATTATAATTTCCAAAATATCTAACAATATCATTGTTTGTAAAATCCATCGGATCTACAAAAAACCCAAGTAAATTAGAATCCGGAGAAGGATAAGAATCATCATAAGTAGACCTATATTCCGAATCAAATCTTGTGGCTATTGATTGGGATGTATGTTTTATTTTTTCATTTCGAAACTTATTAGGACCATATTTAGAAATAGTATTAGTTGCTGGATATTCTATAATTTTAAATTGATATGGATAAACAGATTGAGAAACATCTCCACATTCTCCGGTTGTAATTTTTTGTGCTCCATTCCATGCTCCCCATGAGTACATTTTATTTAGCGGTCCTAGTGGAACACTTCCATATTCATTGGTAAATCTATTAATTGAATCTGCTGTATTATAATATCCATTAGCATTTTCCCAACCCCCCCACCACTCAGTACTTTCTCCGACATACGGAGCAACAGTTCCGGGTGGATATTGGCGCAAATTAAATGGATAATCCGTATGCATTCTAAATAATAATGATTTATATCCCTCGCGAGAACCATTGAATGCGTAGGAACTAATATTATTTACATGATCTTCAAAATTTGAGTCAGTGATGGGATCGCCCCACAACAGTAATTTATCAAAAGTTCCGGTATATGCCGTTTGATTATGTTCAGCAAACCAACCACCAATCATAAAATATCCAACACCATCAAAATCTATATTATTTTGTATATCATAATTTATGTAACTTGAAGTAGAGCAGATAATTTTGCGTCCTCCTTCGTTGCGTTGAACATATAAATCATATTTTGTTGGTACATAATTTGTATTTTCGGCAAATTGATAAAATAAATCCGGATCATTTCTACGAACCATTACACTGTAAACATTCCCATCAAAAATAGGAATCAAATTACTATAAATTTTTGCGGATTCGTGCCCTTTATAACCAAATGAAAAAAATACTCTACCCAAATTTCTACCACCACGCTCTTTAACAAATCCACCATGGATTTTCCCACTTCCACTTATACTATTAGCAAGCACGGCATCAGGAACTACACCCCATTGAATTTGCTCCTGACTATATGTATATGGGTCGGAATTTGGAATAGAAAATTTATATTCTATAGTTTTAACCTTTCCTGGATATGGAAGTCTAAAATGATCATATCTAGACGAACTATGCCATTGATATAAAAATGCTTTTTCATATTTTGTATAAGAGGCGTTTTGTTCGCTATAATCTATTCCTCCAAATTCTCTTATTGTAAGTAAAGCAGAAGGAATTCCATAGCATGATATCAATAATTTAACCGCCGCTTCTGTGCCTTTTGTCTTATAAATTTGAGGTAAAGTAAGCAATAATCTATTACGAATAATTCTAATTCTATCTTCAGATGATAATTCATTTAAACCGCTAATTTCTTCCGAAGTCAAATAATTTTCGACCAAAGTATTTGTTTCTATCGTGTCACTTAAATCCCACCCAAACGTTTCCAACATATGATTTATAATCAAATTTGAAAATGTTTCCTGAGAATTTTGATTTATAGATTTTTCAGATGGCAAAGATGCAATATAAATGTATATATTATCAAATAAATGACCTATCATAGACAAAAATATAAGATAATCACTGTTGTTTTCATCTAAGATAATGTGCTGTGGAGTATTATTAACTAAACTATCTCTATTATATTTATCATAATAACTGGCGGAAGTATCGATTTCTTCTACATAAATCGAATTAACAAAACTTCCACTTGCATAAATATAATTTTTACTTTTATATAAATAAGATTCATATCCATCAAATGAATCTATGATACTATCCATTTGTCCTTGAATAGTGTTATATTCTTGAGTGTAAAATGGATATAAGCTTCCACTAACAGAAACAAATACATTATTCTTATTCTCCAGTTCTTGAAGAGATGATGTTAACGAAGATAGTTGAATAACTTTGTTTTTAAAAATATTTACTCTTATTCCAGCAGAAGAAAATATAATAAAATTCTTGAAATCAGTATAATCCACCGAAAGCTCGTTTATTTTTCTACCTATTTCTAGTTCTCTATCTACCTGTTCATTAACGGATAAATCAGACTTTGTATATAATTTATTAACATTTTGAATTGTTGCATTAGATAATGGAAGTGCAAAATTAGGTGGACCAATTGTAAATAATGTTGTGTCACTGTCTTTTTTAATTATAGTGTCAATTACATACGGAGTTAACGAAATATTAGAAACCCAACAATTTGTTTGAACTGAAATTTCAGTTGGCAATTCAGATTGAAGTTTTACAAGTAATGTTAATGATCCAGATCCATTCGTTCGTTCATCTAAATATCCGTGATTTATAACCGGGAATAATTTACCAAAACCAATGTTTAATGCATTTTTTAATGAGGAAAAATATTTTTCAATATAAAATGCTGATAATTTTTCTGAAATTGATTTATAAAAATATTTTATAAAAAAATCATAAATAAATGTTTTTGCCTGTGCATATTCAGGCAAAGGATTTTTTCCAATAGGATAAAATTTTCTTTCAATAGATGTTACAACAAAAGCATTGAATTGTGCGTCAATATCCAAAAAATCAACAATACTATCACTGTTAACCAACAAATAGTTATTAAAAGATGTTCTAATTCCTTGTATTCTAAACACCTTCTCGGGATCAATAGTAATAACTCCTTCGGCGTCTACTGTAGGTCGTGTGAAGACAATATGATCTTCATATAAATTCTTTAAAAAAGTAAGAACTTCTCCATCGGTATTTAAAAAAAATAAAAATTTTAATGTATTAATTTCCGAAATATATCGATAACGTATTTCGTTATAAATATTATTATATGGACATTCCCAAGTAGATTCTATATACAAAGGAGATACATCATTAATTAAAATCTTTTTCTTGCAAAATGCTTCATATTGCCGTGTAGATTGTCCTACAGGAAGCAATTTAACTTCTTTTCTAGAAGGCGAGATGTCATTTATAAGAAGAGGGGAATTAATACTTCCAGCCATGTTTCTTACAAAATTATAACTCAACACATAACTTCCCGATTCAATGCCAAATGATTGCATTAATTGGGTTGGAGGATTAACTAAAAGTTTCTGATTTTTGTATAAAATTAAATCTTGTTTTAGTTCCGAATAAGAATATGTAATGGGAATATCTAATCCGTTAAGATAAGAACTGGTTTTGCTGACAAAGTTTACATTTCCATCTAAAACTTTCCATGCCAAAAGATTCTGTTCCAAATCAAAAACTCCCAATTCAGTAACATCATATGGAGATAGTCCATACCACACATCAGGAAGGGTTCCTTCGAAAAATAAAGAAACTTCGTTTTCATTCAGATATGATCCTGAATTTAAACTACCAGTATTCTCAGATACTAATTGATATGAAACATATTCCATTATCGTGTTTCCTTTTTAATTGGAGCATATGGGAAATCTTCTGAAAAATCAGAATCAACTCTCCCTTCGCCCAAAGACTTTCTTAATTCAAATATTACTTGTTTACTCGCTAATTTTTCAGATTCTCCCATTGAATTTTCCGATTGAATTGCTAATGTATCTAATCTTTCTTTTAATGTAATATTTTCTTGTTCTAATACTGTTAATTGTTCTTGAATTTCTTCTACATTTACAACAGATCCTGTTATGGGCGCGGGAATAAACTCTTCAAATTCTACATTATAAAAATGATTTATTTTCTCTTTATTATAAAAAATAGATTCTAAAGGAAAGGACAAATAAACTCGGGAAAAATCTATTGAAGAACTATTAAAAATAAGATTCCCAACCGGATCAAATTTGTATTTATATATTCCATATTTTTTAAAATTTTCTATTTCTAAATCAAAATTTTGACTAGATGTATATGCCATAATTATCTCGTTAATTTAAATGTTTTCCCTGTATCGGTTGTATAGATTCTTCCTCCGTTTTCCACTCTAATAAGAACTCTATAATATCTTTCTTGCGGAATACCAGTCGTATCTATTACAAAATAATTTCCTTCTGGATATTCACAACTCAACTGAGTATAATTATCGAAATCCACAATAATTTCACCAGTTTCGTGGTCTTTTAATGCATAAAAAGAAGATGTAGGCAAATATTCTGGTATAACATATTGTTCTTGTTGCGTAGATATTCCAAATGTTTTTAATGGATATTGTTTACGTCCAAAAACTCCAATTTTAGCAATATCTCCTGTTTTATAAGTAGGTCGAACACTTTGAAGAGATACATTAAATGCTTTATTTGTATTTAATGGATAAAAGGATGAACTAATCATTTCTACACTACTCGTATAAGAATATGAAGATGTATAAAAAACACTACCACTTATTTGAACATTTAAATATCCTCCAATTAATGGACCATTAATAAACTGTCCAGAAAAACTAGCACTATCAGATCCAACACTACCACTTATAGATCCTGAAATTACATAATCCCCCATCGCAGTTCCATAAACATATACCCCAGTCACGTAAGCATACGCATAGGGATCTATTCCAGATGGTAATGGAATCCATACTGTAGATCCAACCAAAGCTGCTTCAGTCCAAGATCCAGTAAGATGTGCATTTTCAAATTTATAATCTATATAATATGTAGTAAATGTACTTCCGCTGAATATACCAGATGTCAAAGATGCTGTAACAAAAGAGGCACTAAATGAATTTCCACATGGTCCTGTCACTAAATAAGGTTGTCCCGAAACAATTCCTTTAAAATTTCCAATAATGGGTAATTCGTCTATATTTCCGCTTAATCCCTCTCCAACAACTATTCCACTAATAGTATAATTATAAAGATCTAGATATTGTCCTGTTGTTACCGTTCCGGAAAGAAATACTGCGGAACTAGTTACTTGTCCCATAAATAAATAAATACTTCCAGTAGTATTTAGAGATCCACTTATTAATCCATTAATAAAGCTACTAGATATTCCAGTATCATTTACCACATAAATTTGTAAAATATTATCAATTGACCCACTGAAGTAAGAAGATGTAAATACTCCACTACCAGATAAAAATCCGATACTTGAAGTACTAACTCCATTTAATGTTCCTACAACACTTCCAGATAACATTCCATTAAATCCAGATATATTTCCAACGAAACTCGGAATACTTCCAGTAACCGATCCGCTTACTATTCCATCTATAATACTACTAGAAATTTCAACATTATTAACTTCTACAATATTAGGAATTAACTCGAAAGATCCACTAAAATAAGAAGATGTAAATGCTCCACTTCCAGACAAAGTTCCGGAAATATAAGTAGATGCTCCACTTAACACTCCTACAATACTACCAGACATTATTCCCCCAAATCCTGCAATTTGTCCGGTAAATAATGAAATGTCTCCGATAGTATTGACAGATCCACTTATTATTCCGTTTACAATGCTACTAGAAATTTCAACATTGTTGATTTCTATAGTAAACGGAGTTAAATCAATAGACCCACTAAAGTAAGAAGAAGTAAATATTCCACTTCCAGATAATGTTCCATACGCATATGTAGATACTCCATCAAATGCTCCAACAATACTTCCAGATAACGAACCAGTAAAATTATCTACAAATCCATTAAACAAGTAAATACTTCCTGTAGTATTAACGGACCCACTTATTAATCCTTCTACAAAACTACCAGATATACCCAAATCATTTACTTCATATGAAATATAATCAACAGATCCACTAAAGTAAGAAGAAGTAAATATTCCACTTCCAGATAAGGTTCCATATGCATATGTAGATACTCCATCAAATGCTCCAACAATACTTCCAGATAACGAACCAGTAAAATTATCTACAAATCCATTAAACAAGTAAATACTTCCTGTAGTATTAACGGACCCACTTAACAACCCATTAACAAAACTACTGGAAATTTCTGCACCAGTAGGAAATTCATAAGTTGCTGGATCTAAATCAATAGATCCACTAAAATAAGAAGAAGTAAACATTCCACTTCCTAATAAAGTTCCCAGTGAACTTGTAGCAATTCCATTTAATGAACCCGTCAATGTTCCATCAAAACTTCCACTTAAATTTACCACATCTCCAGTAAATATAGAAATACTTCCTGTTGTGCTAAGAGATCCACTTATTATTCCGTTTACAATGCTACTAGAAATTTCAACATTATTAACTTCTACAATATTAGGAATTAAATCAAAGGATCCGCTGAAATAAGAAGATGTAAACATTCCACTCCCACTTATTATTCCAAAATTAGACGTAAATGTTCCCCCTAATGATGCTGTTAAATTTCCACCAAAACTTCCAGTCAAATCATTTACTTGTCCAGAAAATATTGAAATATCTCCTGTTGTGACTATAGACCCACTTATTAGCAAATTAAGATTGCTTCCAGATATATAAATTGGTAACGGTAAAATACTTCCGGACAACACTCCACCAAATCCACTTAACTGTCCCGTAAATATAGAAACACTTCCCGTTGTACTAAGAGATCCACTCAATATTCCATTTATAAAGCTTCCAGATATTAAAGCGTTGTTTAACTCATAAATTAGCAAACTAAATTCAGTGGTTGATCCACTGAGATAAGAAGAAGTAAACACACCGCTACCAACCAAATTACTAAAATCCGTATTGAACGTTCCGTTTAGTGATCCCGTTAAACTTCCACTAAGGCTTCCCGTAAAATTATCTACTTGTCCATTAAACAAGTAAATACTTCCCGTGGTGTTAATAGACCCACTTAATAATCCTTCGATAAAACTACCAGATACACCCACATCATTCAATTCAAATGAAGCATAATCAATAGATCCACTAAAATATGATGAAGTAAATATTCCGCTTCCACTTAAAGTTCCTAAAATATTAGTACAAACTCCATCTAAAGGTCCACTAACACTCCCCGATAATGAGCCAGTAAAATTACTAACTTGTCCAATCAATGATGATATACTTCCGGTAATAGATCCACTGATTAATGCATTAATAAAACTACTAGATATTTCAACATTATTATATTCATAAATAAACGGAATTGAATCGGTTGATCCTTTAAAGTAAGAAGAAGTAAGTATTCCTCTGCCAACCAAATTACTAAAATCCGTGTTGAACGTTCCGTTTAGTGATCCCGTTAAACTTCCCCTAAGGCTTCCCGTAAAATTATTTACCTGTCCATTAAACAAGTAAATACTTCCTGTGGTGTTAATAGACCCACTTAATAATCCTTCAACAAAACTACCAGATACTCCGATGTTATTCGATTCAACTAACACATAATCAACAGATCCACTAAAATATGATGAAGTAAATATTCCACTTCCACTTAAAGTTCCTAAAATATTAGTAGAAACTCCATCCAAACCTCCATTGACATTTCCCGATAATGATCCAGTAAAATTACTAACTTGTCCAATCAATGATGATATACTTCCGGTAATAGATCCACTGATTAATGCATTAATAAAACTACTAGATATTTCCGCATTATTGAGTTCAAAAATACGAGGATTTATATCAATAGAACCACTGAAATATTCCGATATAAATACTCCACTTCCACTCAACGTTCCAGATGCATTTAATGCAACTCCATCCAAGGACCCAGTGAATGTTCCGTCAAAAATTCCAGCATAAGTATTTAATGTTATATTATTGGAGACTTCATAAATTTCTGGATTTAAATCTATAGATCCGCTAAAATATGATGAAGTAAATATTCCGCTTCCACTCAATGTTCCCAAAACGTTAACGGCAAATCCATTTAAAGAACCAGTAAAACTTCCCGTAAATAATGTAACTTCCTGATTAATAAGAGAATTGTTTTGGGTAATATAATATGGAGAAATTTTTGCAAAAACACTAGCGGAAAACGTTCCATTAACTCCTCCATCAATAACAAATGTAGATCCACTTTGAATTTTTCCATTAATTCCGACAGATGCTGTAGTAATTGTAACACTACCAGTAGAAAAACTACCCGTTGTGAAAAAATTCGATCCTGAAGGTTCTCCATTGCCCATCCACATTACATCCAAATACGGTGAATAAATTGTATTTGTATCTCTGCTATAAAACATCAATGTAAATCCAGAACCAGTAGATTGTAATTCTTCTGAATGTAATAAAATAAATCCTTCATTTGGCATACTTCCGGTTAACCACTGTTCCACAATAGAAGTAACATCCATGTCAATATCAGACGCCTCATAATTAAAACTTTGAGAACAAGATGATCCACTATACCATGTTCCACCACCATATTCAAAAGACCCAGTAGAAAACGCTGGATTAGAAATAAAATCAATTGGGGGTCTGGCAGAACTTGAATAAGGACTATACCATTGTGTTCCACTATCGCAATCTTTATATCGCCAACTTGCTCCTACGGAAGATCCTCCATCTGAAAAATATCCATCACCCATATTCCAGCTTTGGCTTATAGGTAGTGCATATATTGAATATGCTATAGGCAATTCATATTCTTTGCATACTTTTAATTTTAAGTGAAATTTTGGATTTAAAATTAATCCACTTGTAATTGCATCAAAAATACTAGTAAGATCAAAATGCAATAGAGAACGATCAATATATTTGGCAGTAGTATTTACCCAATAATTTTCACTTCTTGTTTCGGTTCCTGTTAATGTTCCAGTCAAACATCCGTTGGAACTAGTAAGTTGTCCGGTAAATTCTCCAACCCATGTATTATCAGTATCTAGCGAACTACTTAAAAATCCAACTAAACTACCAGAAATACTTCCACTATATTCAGCAATTATTTCACCATCTATTGATCCACTAAAGTAAGAAGAAGTAAATAAAGATAAACCACTCAAATTACCATAAACTGTTGCTATACCTTTTAGTGACCCAGTAAAAATTCCAGTAAAATCCTGAACTGGATACTCATTAACATAATTACTTGTATAGTTATAATCTCTTGTTGTTGCCAATGTTTTTGTAGTAACATTTGAGGTGCCGATTTGTAATAATTCATCTATGCCGAAATTTTTTTCGGCATATCCGGCACGATTTGATATGTAAGTATCTTTGGATGGATATATAAAATGATGCATATTTTTTATTCCTTATAAGCAAGTACCTTTAATATCAGAATCCGGATATTTCACTTCAAAAATAGATGGGTCCACCGATGGATAAATAATACCATTTTTAGTAGCAGATTTGATATCATATTCTATAACTGAATAATTTCCATCTAATATAGTTTTATTTACAATTTTCACATTTACTACTGATTGTACTCCTTCTACTTTTGCAATTTCCAATTGTAATTGACTAGTATTAATAGGTTGAGAAAAATTCCACTGGTCAATGTTAAAAAAGTTCTTAACAGCATTTATTGAATCCAAAAGTACATCTTTTTTATTAAATCCTTTATATACAGTTATGGCAAATTCCACGCCTATATTAATAATATATCCATCTATTATATTTATTCCATCACTTACAATTTTATATTGCTTTAAGTAACTAATAAGATTAGTTACCAATGCTTCATTTGGTTTGGTTAATTTCTTATCTCCATCATAGGATAGAATATATATATTAATACTAAATGGGTTAGTTATATCGTATGATAAGCGTCTAAAATAATTATTTATATTATTATCTATCAAAGTCGTTACCGTATTACCAATGGATCCAACTAAAATTTTATTAACTTCTTTATGTAAGCTTACATCTGAAATAACCTGAGCTTTGGCAATAGATCCAAGATGGGGTGGCAAAGAATAAACACGTACTAAATAATCTTCCCTTGTAACTGCTCTGTTTTGGGCAGAAAAATTAGATATTGCATTTAATTTAATTTGTTCATTGGTTTCCGCATCGTCTCCTCCCGTACATGGTTCTGGATTAGTAACTGCTAAAGAATTCTTAACTGTATTGAGAAGATTGGATTTTTCAGGTAATAACCCTTCGGATGAATTGGCAAAATCCACAGAAATTATATTTTTAACGTCGTCCGATGCACAATTAGATTGTATTCCTCCACCGACTAAATATCTAATTGTTAATGTTGTATTTGATGGAGCAATTCCGTAGCTTTCGCCCTTCAAGAAGTTACTAGGATCTAAAGGAACATTAACATTATTAATATTTGTTAATCCAACTCCTATTAAAGCCGGATTAAATGTTACAATCTCATCATCTATTCCATCCACACCCGCTCCGAATTCTAAATATGTAAGATTATTTTCATCTACGATTTTAGTAAATCTGCGAGAAGTTTTTAAATAATGTAAAATATATGGAATAGAATCTTTATACTGAGATAAAGTTCCTTCGTAAGAAACATCGTTCGGAACAACGGTAGGAACGAGTTCTTGTGCTAAATAATCAACTTCATACCACTTGTTATTATCTGAATCTACAACATCCACAATTCCTAATACATTGTCTTCATCCAAATAAATTTTTAAAAATTGAGACGGAGTTGTTATTGTTTGTTGCTTCGTTAAAACTTGGCCAGATACTATAGTACCTTGTTTCTTTAATATAAAAAACTGAGGAGTTCCATCTGCATTTCTTGAATATACTGAATCAACTCTTGGGGACAATGATGAACTTAAAGAAAAATCAACGCTTTGTTTTAAAACATAATAACTTCCTTGGTTATTTGAAAACTGAGAATTTTCCTTAACATTCAACATATAATCTGGGTCTGGAGTATAATCTCCAGTCCCAGTATCTTTAGAAGGACATAATTGAAACAAATCCAATGGTCCCGTTGAAGATTTAGATGGTTTTGGAACATATCCCAAATACTTCGCTAAAGAAATGATATTTTTTCTTTCGGTTGCATATTGAATTAGTCCTTCTTTAAATGCATAATCCGTATAATAACTTAATACATCTCCAACATAAGAAGCCATTTCAATAAACATCATTCCTGGAGCAGAAGGAGAAAAATCTTTATAAGTATTTGGGAAATAAGTTTTACTAAAAGAAATCAACGCTTCTTTCAATTGCCCAAAGTCTCTGTTTATATATCTAACTTCTTTACTTGTTGGGGTAAATGATTTATCAGTTGTAGTTGGCATAATTTTACACAAGTCCTCGGTCTAAATAAATCTCAACGACATCATCTTGATTTATCGCCTCAATCACAAATTGAATTGAAACATATATTTTATAAATATCAACTAAATTTACTCTTCCATCATCTGAATAATATTTAGTAGTAATATCTTTTATAGATATTCCGGGAATCCATCGTGTTACATCTTCTCTTATTATATTGTTAATCTGTGCTTCAAGGACTTTTGTATTTTGTTCAAATACTACATTCCACAATCTACATCCAAAAATAGGTTGCATTCTCCTTTCACCCGGAACAGTTCTAAGAAGATTTATTATATTCATTCTCATTTGCGTAAATGAGTCAAACGATTGGTCAAAATACCCGCTTTTCGGTCCATTCTGGATCGGCAATACTATTCCAATTGGAGTGTTTTTCACAATGGGCATTTTAAATTATTCCTTTTTTCTTTTTGTCAATGAGTTTCATCATTTCAGAATAATTTCTAGTTAGTGCTTTTTTAACTTCGGGTGGAGCCGATTGCTTAACATCTAATACAGATATTCCTTCTGGTAATGCTGATAGTGGCGCGTGATCTTCTCTTAACAAAGTTGCGTGAGATATGGGAGGCGATAACTCATTATTATTATTATTAATTAAATCTCCCATATTCGGAGTATTTTTTGTAAACGGAACATCTGAAGTAGATTGCATTGATGCTACCATTCCCCCTCCCATAGCAGTATTTTGAAATCTTTCTTGAGAATTAAATGGTCTGGTTTCATTTAAGACTTCATTTAATATTGGGTTTTTGGTATATTTTCTGGGAGCTTTTGGAATGGAAGATTTAGATGGCATAATAGATGGACCATCCATAAGTTCCTTTAAAGATTTCTTAAGTTCAATTTCTTCAGAAATATCTTTTTTCTTGGATTCCACTCTCTCTGTAATAGTAGACTTTTTTCCCATAAAATTCTGAAATACTTCCGCAATAGCACTAGGAAGTTGTATTCGAATTTCTTCGGCTACTATTTCTCTTATAATCTCTGTAAGTTCAGTTTTCTTCATATGTATATAAATAGTATTATGATGGTCTATAGTTTGAACCTTTCCATCCTCCCGGTACTCCATTTCCGTTGGATGTATTAATTTTTACAGGAGGAGTACCATCAGTAATTTCTCCTCCATTTTGACCTTTTGCCAGTCCACCCCCAGTCAAAAATACTCGTTTACTCATTAGCGTATGTAGCTTATCTCTTAAAGATATTAATCGTTGGACTTGAACAGGAAGTTGAGTTTGCGATGGTGATTCTTTCCCAGCATCGACGTGAGAATGTAAATACCAATGAGTGTGTTCTAACAACCAATTACACATTTCATAAAGCCAATTTACCGTAGTTTGACCCAATAATGCCGGTTCATCGGTTACATCATATTCTCCTAAATAAATTGCCGGAGAATTAATAACCACCTTTGTATTACTTGTTAAAACCATTTGTTGATGTGCATCCACCGAATATTCATTGTCCGTAACTACTCCATATCTTTTTTTAGAAAAATGAAATGTTTCTCCATACCTAGAAGATAATATCAATCTATCAGTATTAACTACTATTTGGTCTCCGTTTTGTACTGGATATTTAAAATCTGTTTTTCCATTAAAAGACGGTACTTCTTCTCCACTTCCAAACATTTTTTTGTAGCAGGTTGTAACCCACTCACTTATAGTTTGTCCGCTAGTAATATGAATAGAAGATCCATCGTGATTAATATTTTCTTCTAAATATCCTCCAACATTTTTTTCTGCCTCAGTACCTATAATCAAAGATTTGTTTGGACTGTTTTTTAGCTCCAATTTCTGGCCTTGTTTTAACAATGGACGTTGGCGATTTCTAATTAAAATCATTGGGTTCCCACCGTTCCTATAGTCTGTATTTCCTGAATGTCCTATGTCGTTATTTCTATTTTTATCATAAGAAGTAAAATGAATCGTCTGTCCAAATCGACTTTCTATCAATAAATCTCCTTCATATCGTTTTACAGTTCTTATTTTATTATTAGAAATATAATATCTTCCAGCAACTCCTTCATAATTATTACCACCATGATATTTTGTTACGGATTTTGGTCCTTTATAGGGAGTAGAAGGATCCGAGTATAATTCTGGATTTTGTACTCCACTATTAGACGATTCAATTCCAAAATCTAACCCGCCGTGCGGCCAATTTTTTAAATTAACTTTTTTAGTATAAAACCATTTATCTATATATCTTACTAAAATAACCGTTTCATTAATCAGTGGATATTCTGAAAAATTTCCTTCTAATGGAAAAGCCCAAGGTAAACTTGCTTTTTCAGTTGTTTTTTCCGATTGTAAAGGTCTGATAAGTGCTCGCCCAATCCACGAAAGGTCTTTATCTTTTCGTGATGCTAGTTTTCCCTCTAAATCTTCAGGCCAACGGTCAGCATCTATACTCGAATGTAATTTATTTCCAACAGAAAATATAGCGTGAGTTTCATCTAAAACAATATCAAGAACAATTCCCAATTCTAATTCATAAAATTCTCCTAGTGCTCCTCCTGCTATATTTGTTTGAGTAGTAACAAGGCTAAAATTATCTAAAGTTCTAAAATTTTTACCGCTTTCTTTCCAGTAGGACATATTATTTTTATAGGTAAAGGCTTTGACTAATTGGAACTTCTATTTCCTTTTTAACAATTTCTACCTCCCGTAGCAATTGCTCTTTATCTTCTTCGGATAATCCAGACCCTTCTCCACCAGATGCTTCAATTTGTGTGGATTGTAATCTTTGAAAAACTGCTGCCAATTTTATTAATTGTTCATCGTTTTTAACCCCCGTATCTAATAAAGCTTTTAACTGAGGAACAAACATTAGCGCACTGTTTTGATCCTTAATTTGTGTCCTCACATCATTCAAAATCATATCAATTTGAATTTTTTTGGCTTCAGACCTATGGATGATGTCTTTACACAACTCACGAAACGTTTTATTCTCACAAATTTCAAAATCTAAATTATTCATATATACATAAATAGAAAAACTCGCCCAAATTGAGCGAGTCTATTACATTTTTTTAAACACATTAAACTACGCCAAACGAATCTGAAACGAAATATCCATCCTCTACATATGATTTTTGAATATCAGTATGATATTCTTTCATTTTATTTATAACTTTAGTTATTTGTTGAGTTTTACATGCTGCCATTTCTCTTATATAAAGATATAATGCTTTTTTATTATAAGCATCTATTCGATCCGAATTTCTAAACAATTCTATAACTGCATTTGCTATATTTAAATCTCTGGATTTAGTAAAAATACGATCAATGTTTGAATCCCAAAATTTTATTATTAATTTAATAAAATCCGACATTTCTTCTTGAAAATGATGTTTGTCGACATGTTGAAGTTGTATTGTATGTTCATCCCGTTCTTCTCCAATTTCCACATTCTGATTAAATTTTTTATAATTTGTATTATTTAATAAAATAAGATAATGCTTCGCTATAATAGAAAAATATGAAAACGCCTTTCCTTTATTTTTCTTATATTTGTGTATATTGGCTACTAAATGCGATAAACATTCTTTCTGAACATCCAGCGGTCCAGTCTCGAAATAAGAAAACTTAAAAGTATTAAAAATGTTTTCTACTAGTTTTTGAAAAGAAAAATGAATTTTCTCTCTAAAAATTTGATTCCTAACCTCTTCTGCTTCAGTATTATTATATTCTACAATAGCATCTTCGGTTTCTTGTGTAAAATACATCCTAGTTGGATTTTTGGTTCTACGCTTTCTTTCTTTTTTTACAATTTCTGGTTTAACTTTTTTTGATATTTTAGAAATTTTTTTCTTAAATTTCTTTTTGGTGACTATCTTCTTAATATTTTTTTTATAACTTTTTTTTTTATTTTTCATAGACCTATTCAGTCCTTTGATTTAATTTTTCTATCAAAACTTTTATTTCCGAAAAAATTTGACCAACCTCATCATCGGATTGAAATATTCCTTTTTCATTTAGGGATGTAGCAAACGTTCCTTTAGAGTCTATTCCTTCCATGTGTTCTAAAGTTTTCTTTACATCTTCCTTAAATTCCACAATCCAAGATTCATATGTACGAACCTTAGCAAGTTGAATTCTAATAATTTTAATGAGAAAAATACAAATTACTAAAGATACAATTGATATAAATATTCCAATAATCCACAATAAAGTCATCATACGTTATCAGGATCCACAGAAAAATCTTCATCTAAAAATTCTTTTAATGATTCTATGGCTTCTTCCACGGTATCCCATTCGGTTGTTAATTTTGCATCTAAAAGCAACTCAATTATATATTTTATATCAGATTGATCCATAGTGTTTTATAGTGTCAAATCGGAAATATATATTTAGTCACTTTGATAAAATGAATTTTTTTTCACTTTAATTGCATTTAATTTACTATATTAAACCTAATAAGTCAAGTTTTTTTATCTTTTAAACATTCGTTTCCAGTAAGGATCTAATGTATCATCTTCTTTTTCTAAAATCTTTTTTGGTTTTTGGGGAATATCCTGTAATATTTCTTGCTTTATTTCAGGAATAGAAGGTTCAGGAATAGAAGGTTCAGGAATAGAAGGTTCAGGAATAGAAGGTTCAGGAATAGAAGGAATTATAATTTCTGGTGGAATACTCCGCGTATTTTCTATTTTATCTGATAAATTTTGATTTATAATTTCTGTTTTTTTGCCGACAGCAATATTATATCCAAGAATTAATGCTATAGCAAGAGGATCAAATACAAAAATAAGAATTATAATAAACCATTTTGCTACTTGATCTAGAGGCATGTTGAATTGTTCAGCAACAAATTGAAATGTTCTAATATCTTTACTTCCAATAGACACAACTTTCATTTCGTTAACTTCTTCATTTATTGTCATTATTTTCTCTTGATTCAGCTTTATTTGTTCATTTTCATTCTTTATATTTTCATCTGCCTGCGTAATTAATGAAATAGTTTGATCTTGTAATTGTCTTAATTGTAGTGGATTTCTAGATAAAAATGCATTTGTTAATGCATCTGACAACCGTGCTTCTTGGCTAATTCTAGCCTCCGATAAAATTTTTATTCTAGATTCGGACTGAACAATTAAATTAGTATAAAACGGCTTCTGGGATTCAATCATTACAATTTTTTCTTGATTTGCTTTAAATTCTAATGAAGATTTTTGATATGCCGCCGATAGATATCCAAAAATACCTAAAGAAGTTACCAACATAAGGACAAAAATAGCTAATATTAGATAAGATTTTAACAAAAATTGAACTTTGCACCAATATCTATATAAAAATGTTACAGCTACAATCTTTCCAATTTCCAAAGAAGATGCCATAATTGCTGTTGCTTTAAAAGCACCAGCAAATAAAGTAGAAATTCCATATACAGAGAAAAAAGCTGCACCAAAAGCAATTAATAAAGCAGTTATTCCTAACAATTTATCAAACCGAATAATTCTATCCAACAATTTATCTTTCATTTTTTATAAATATCACCAGAATACAAAAAAACCCGCCAAATCCGACGGGTTTGCCTATAACTTATTATATAATATATTATTCTATTGTTATTGTTTTAACATTCTTTTCCTTTGGTTCTGGAACTTTTTTCGGAATTGTTAAAGTTAATAGTCCATTTTCAAATTTTGCCTTGATATTTTCCAAATCGGAATTCTCATTAAACTGAAATGACCTTGAAAAAGATGATTGTTTTAACTCTCTATAGAGATAAGTTTTATCTTTACCACCCTTATTTTCTACTTTCTTTTCTCCCCTAATCGTCAACACCGCACCATCAATTTCTACTTTAACTTGATCTTTACTTAATCCTGAAATTTCTGCTTCTATAATTGTTTCTTTTTCTTCATCTATCACATTTACTTTAGGATATGCTCCTTTAGAAAATAGATCCATCCCTAATTCTTTAGAAGATTCCGGAAATATTTCCCCGAATATATCATTAAATACTCGATCAAAGGAAGTTACAATTTGATCTTTATGAGAAAACAAAGATGGAAACGACGGAGTATATCGTGCTAAACTTTTCATAATACTAACCTTTCTTTTAACTACAATTTTGTCAGTTATATTTTAACTTGCCCTCACAAGAGGCACAAGAGATAGGACATTATATCCTGCCTATAACTATATTAGAAAACAAAAAAATGTCAAGTTTTTTTAAGACTTTAAACCGGAATACAAGATTCATCAGTAATTGTGGGAGGCGTAACTACTTCTTTAGGCCAACCATAAGGAAGTATAGGAACATGGTCAGATGGCAAACATAAATATATTACATTTTGCCATCCCGGTGGACCATCGGGACCTACCCAATATGCTACAGATGTGCCGCCATCTACTAAAGTACTTGTATATTGATATTGAAATTCTGCAAGTCCATTAATTATTATAGCATTACTTACTCGATATCCTAATTTCCATTTTTTCCATGTAGTAACTGAAGTAGGATAAAGTCCCTGTCTAACATTTTTTCTAGAATATACAAAAACCTGAACGGCATTTAAAAAATTATATATTCTAAAATTTATATCCAAGTTTGAACCTACATCCGTAGCAATAGCAGTATTATAAAACGAATTATAAGATGGGATTTGATCATTGCTTGCGGAAGTTGCACTTTCTGGAGCAATAGGTTCAGATATATTTAAAGGCATAATATAAACTCTATATTGCCCTATATCCAATCCATTAACATTAAATATAAGTTCAGCCGTTCCATCCATATTTCCATCTCCATCAATATCTCTTATGGATGCAAAACAAAAAGTATTCAGTTCATTGTTTTTTATTTTAGATGCTATAGGACTTGGTTGCCCTTCTTGAACTAATTTTGCTCCTAAATATCTAACTTGATTAGTTCCACTTGATACTTTATAATTACTATAATTAACAATACATTTTACTATAATATCAGACGATTCATCCAAAATAAAAGCCACACTTCGTTTTGATCTATCGTATAATCCCCATGGAACAAAAGGAGCAGTTGTACTAGGATCAGCAGTAAATGGACCATAAAGATTAAACGGAATAACCGTGGATAGATTTTTTGCAAAATGTGTATACGATGAAGATTCCACATTTGAAGCAAAGATTGCATAAGAAGAGGTGACTACATTGGATGCTGTAATAGCATAGGAAGATGTAATAGCATATGATGCCGAAAGAATAATACCTTCTATGTTACTTGCAGAAATATAACTGCTAGAAATCGAACTGGATGCCCATGATGCCGAAAAAACATTTATTGCATAAGAACCAGAAAATTGCTCCGGATTTCCCAAAAAAGAAGCTGTCTCAGTATATCCTGAATTTAAAGCATATGAAGCAGTTCCGTTTATTGGAAATGATCCAGTATAATATAAATAAGAAGTAGTATTAGAAAATAAAACATTCCTAGCATATTCAGAAGAACTAGCCCAAGTTGCTCTAGAAGTAGTTGGTGATAAAAGTACAGTTCCAGAAATCTCCAGCCAATTTTCAAAGGTATTTATTGTTGCTTGAAATGTTGTAAGAGAACGACTATCAACTAGTGGAAAAAAATCATTGCGTGTAATTTCTATTGGAAATAAATCTAATTTGCTTATGTTGATAAGATCCATACATTTGTAAATCAGAGTATTTCTTGCGTTACTTCAGCAAGAGAATGAATATAAATCATAGATGAATTAGAAAATTTATAAAATCGAACTTGGGTTAATTCTTGAATTGGGGCACTAATAAGAAAATTATCCAAATCTGATTTTTGAGCAACCCCTGTTATATTCCAAGGAGAAATTGGAGCAGTAGTACGATAAAATAATAAATATAATACCCAAGATCCTGCGGCTAAAGCATTTCTTTTTATAAAAAATCTAGTTTGACCATCTACTCTAGCATTTTCTTTAAATCCATACAACGAAAGGAATTGAAAATTATCAAATTCCGATACCGACGCGGGCGGATTAACTGTCGGACTATCTAATCCTGCTGCTCTTATAATTCCAGCAACATAAAAAAATTGACCGGACAATTCATCTATAGCATAATTAACATTACATTCTATTATTATATCAGATGGTGCATTTAAAGCAAATGCAATAGCTTGCTTCTGATAATCCCATTGCGACCATCCAACTGTAGGAGATGTATCTGCCGCACTAGCAGTAAATGGTCCATACAAAAATGTTGGATTATTTAATGTCGTTTCTGCAAACAAAGAATACGAACTTGTATCTGCATTAGATGCTGTAATAGCATATGAAGCAGTAATAGCATATGAAGCAGTAATAGCATATGAAGCAGTAATAGCATATGAAGCAGAAAGAACTACCCCATCTATCCCACTAGCCGTAATATAACTACATGACAATGATTGAGATGCCCAAGATGCCGACAATGCATAAAGAGCATATCCAATGATTAGATTTGCAGTATCTATATAAGATGAAGTTTCAGCATGAGAAGAACTTATAGCATATGATGCCGTTCCATTTGGAAATCCCTGATATAATAAATAAGAAGCTGTTATTGCTACCGATGCGGAAATAGATAAAGACGAGGTATCAGCAACAGATGCGCTAACAGCATATATAGATCTATAAGCAGTTGCAGAAGAAGATAACCATGCATTTAAAGCATTAAAATCTACCCTATAAGTCGTTAATGAACTGCTCTGAACGAGTGGAAAAAAATCATCACTTGAAATTCCCGTTAACGATATGAGTTCACTAATATAGATAGAAGACATATTATCATCCTAAATTAATATCATCACATTCATAGCTATAAACCCATAACATCAAAGATCTTAACACAGATTGAAATTGAGAGTTATGTGCATAAAAAGCTAAATTCCATTTAAAACTCGAATCAAAACTTTGATTAAAAGATTTCAAAAATACACTTCTGGTAACATGAAATACGCCAGTAGAAGCATATACGTGATTAAAAGCATTAAATATTTCGACATTAGTTAGAGGCAAGGACGGAGTAGTACCCACCCCATATATTTTACTGTGAGAAGCAGGATATATAGTTGTTAATGCGGTAGTAGACACATCTCCATCAAATTCAAATATTAAATGAGGATATTGCATGGATGATGTAAATGTTAAAGATAATCCTCCAGTATCAGGAGAAGATAATGAAATTGTAAATGGTCCATATAATTTATAATTTCCTATTACATTCTTCGCGTATGATGCTGTAGCAGCTATAGAAGAAGAAACAGAATTATCTGCCAATATAGTATAAGAGGCAGAAATAGCATACGATGCCGTTCCATTTGAATTAAAAGGATCATATACAAGAAAATTTGCTGAATTTGCTGAGTTAGCATTATTTGCAATTAAAGCAAATGATGCCGTTCCATTTGGATATCCTTGATAAGATAAATAAGAAGCGGTACTTGCCAATTTAGCAAATATTCCATAACTTGCCGTTCCATTTGAATTTACTCCGTCAAAATAAAGATAACTAGAGGTTCTGGCCAACTCTGCTAACTCTGCAATTAAAGTATAAGATGCTGTCCCATTTGGAATACCCGAATAAATTAAATAAGATGCACTTTTAGCATAATCTGCATACGCCGACGAAAACATAAATTCAACTGAAGATGTCAACGCATATGAAGCAGTTATAGCATGTGAGGCAGTTATAGCATATGATGCACTTACAACATGAGAAGAAGTTATGGCATGTGAGGCAGTTATGGCATATGAAGCAGTTATGGCATATGAGGCAGTTATGGCATATGAAGCACTTAAAGCATATGAAGCACTTAAAGCATTTAATGCATAACTAGATGTTCCAGAACTTGTAATATATGCTTGCATATACTCACCAAGTTCATCTATCGGTAACTTCTTAGATTCAATATTGGATACATCTGCTAATAAAAAAAGATCGTCCGAAGCCAACTCGGCGGCTGTAATAAGAGATAATGAAGATACGCGTTTATTTGACATATATGATACTTCTATATATATAGTATTTCAAATTACTTTTTTTACCTTCTTTATAATAAATTGTACCAATCCACTGCGAACAATATCTTCCTCAGTAAATCTAAATACATGAATTCCATGTTGACGACTCTCTTCATCATCAAAAATAGAAATTATTTTTATGAATCCACTTTTCCCATTGATATCGCTTTGCTCTGGATCACCTAACATAAATACTTTGCTAAACTGTCCAGTGCGTGTGATAAGCGTGAAAATTTCTTTGTATGACATATTTTGACATTCATCAGCAACAATCACCTTAGCATTCCAGTTCAATCCTCGTAAAAATCCTACTGGTGTTCCGGTTACTCGTTCTTCCTTCAACAATATATCAATTTCAGATTTTTGTAAAAATTCGGAGAGTTTGTCTAATAATGGTTGAATATAAGGTGCCATTTTTTCGTTTGCTTCTCCCGGTAAAAATCCTATTGATTTATCCGCACATTCTACCGCACTTCTAATATAAATTAAATCACTTACTTTTTTATCATTAATCAGTTCTAATGCTACTTTAATAGCAAGAAATGTTTTCGATGTGCCCGCCGGACCAGAAACAAATATAAGTTTAGTATCTTTTCTATTAGCCAATTCTAAAAATTCATATTGTTTTGGGGTAAGTTCTCTTTGAAATATATGAAGTGGGGAACGTAACTTTGACCGTTGAGGAATGATGGGGCTTTTATCTTTAGTATAGTTTTCATTAGTTAAAATTTCTTGGATTTTTTTATGTTGATTTTTCTTTTTCATTATTCTTCCTTTTAAGAAGTTCTTGAACCTTTAAAACTCTATTACACAATTCATAAATTTCATCCTTCATATAAAAGCAGTAAACATTAGATAAATTTGCTTCAAATTCTTTTTCTGATATTGTAATAACAAATCTCGATCCTTTGAATTGAAATACTTCAATCATAGGAAGTTTATTTTTCAAAGCAAACTCAATAGAAGAAACCACCTGTTCCATCATATCTATTTTATTTTTTTCTACAAATGTTTGAAGATCCTCGTTTGTAGATGGAAGGATATATGAAACATTTTCTTTATTTTTTACTTTTTTACTTACCATACCAATAAATATCTTCAACCTAGTTTATTTGCATGTATAAAAAAAGGGGCAGGGAAAATTCCCTGCCCCTTTTTCTTTCAGAATCATTACCACACCCTATGTTTCTTTGAATCATATACAATAATCTCTACTTTTTCTCCAATAGAATGAAAGTCAGAAACTCTTGTCCAAAACTCCTTTTCCGAAACTGCCATAGGATGTGTTGGAGTATCAAATGTTTGATCTGATACTCTTAATCCATCCCTAACAACCACATAAGATACTGCATCATTTTGCTCCGATTTGTCCGTATTATTCACCTGTGGAGCAACTTCAACAGGTGCGGCGGTATTATTTTTTGTTTTTCTTTTTCCCATATTTAGTAGGACTTAGGTATTTGTCTAGGAATTTAGCAAGCCGTTGAGCATCTAGTATAGTTATAATGGTATGGTCTGCCCACGGCTTGCCCGTTTTCATTACGTGATCACACCATCGAATCCGTTCTGTTTTTGATAATGGTCTTTCACCCGGATGAGAAACCCAAACTGCTATATTAAAATCATTGAGTATATCGTCGTAATTAATTTCTAAAACACTACATCCACCGCATTTGCATTTTATAAAGATAGACTCATCCTTCATGCCCTAAGCATACTACAATCTCAGTGGGATGTCAAGTAAAAGTTACTCTTCATCAAATTTAGACTCTACTAAGTTACTTAATTCTTGAATAGCCTTTTTTGCATCCTCTCCATTGGCTTCAATGTAAAGTTCTTTACCAGATGATGCCCCTAATAAAAGAAGTCCAAGAATACTTTTTCCATTAACTCGTGCTCCTTCATATTCTACAGTAATTTCAGAACTAAATGTACTTGCTAATTTTACAAAAGACGCTGATGGGCGTGCGTGAAGTCCAAGTTTATTTTTTATTGGTAACGATTTTGTTATTATCATATTAAAATTGGCGGATGATGTAGGATTTGAACCTACGGTGGTTAAAAACGCCACACCAGTTTTCGAAACTGGCACCATAAGCCTCTCGGTCAATCATCCACAAAAAACTGGCGGAAGGGGTGGGATT